ACTACAAGTCAACAAGGGAACCTACGTGCTCCGTGTTCGTCTGAGAGAGCTTTTTGCTTCTTCATTTTGCCGTGGTAGCTCTTATGGCAGGAGGAATGACAGAGATTTATAAACCGGTTGTCCTTCCGGTCGAAGTTGGTGTGGTGGAGGCATAACTCAACATCAACTTTCGGATGTCTCCGATGCCCAAACAACATGTCGGCGGGGATTTCAAGAAGGGGTTTGTTACAGAAACAACAGGTGAGGAGTTTGTACCCAACAAGATACCAAACCAGTTCACGTAACATTTGGAGTTCGGATTTAACGTCCTTTCGCATCGAATTCCTCCCTACTTAATTCCGCGTAACTGGTGCAGGTTTCTTCCAGCGCGAGGCGGGACCAATCTAAACCATGTACGAGCAATCGTGCTCCCAACCACAAGAGGATGTTCTCGGATGAAGGGTAAATGCTGAAGGGACCATACCAAGCAGGAGGACCGCCTATATCAGTTCCAAGGTGGTGGTGATCCAACTGCTCGATGATAGGTTTAACCAACGCTGAGATATCCGCGTAGTCTTGTACAAAGCCGGTTTCAGGACAAACGTCTCCCTTTACGAAAACGTGGAGAACCCAGGAGTGGCCACCTAATGGAGGCGTGAACATTTGCCGGGATGCTTTGGCAGAATGTGCGACGCCTCAAAGCGAAACGTTTTTCTCAGTTCCACTTGATACCTCCTCTTCTGGTACGTCCCAGACGTACTCGAGGTTGTTCAGCCGTTTGATTTCGTTGTACAGAGATTGTTGCTCGTCCCGGGAAAGCTTGCTTGGCTTACCCTGTCCTTGAAAACCAATAGTTAAAGCTAGAACTAACTCTGCTTGTTCACGTTTCCCAGTAAGAAAGGGAATAATAGAAGGTAGTAGGTACTTCAAACCTGGAATAGTTTGCCAGTAGGTTGACCTACATTTCCTAATAACTCCGTGTCTGTGGGCTTCAGGAGTACCTGACTCAGGAAAGCGGTTACCTAGCCAGGCGTGATAGAGAGGGTTGTTATTAGAAAAAGTAACGACAGGGCGAAAGATATTCTGCTTTGTTCTCAGGATAATATTAAAGCTACCTTCTCCGTCGAACAATCCTGCCGCATAAGCTCTTTCTGCTGGACTTAGTAGTCCCACCTGCCACCTCCGTCAGAGGTTGGAAGAAGGAGGGGATTGTTTGCCCCTCCTCTTTTTGTTTTCGAGGTAGATTCCGCCGAAGTAGACGGCCAGCATCCACCCACCTGCGACCAAAATAGGCCAGATCACCCTAAGCCTTCTTTGGGGTGGACTTGCCCGCACCCTCGGTCATCGAACGAATGCTCCACGGTGGAACCTTCGCCCGCTTTACGCCCTCGTAAACCTCGTGTTCCGCGTAAACGTAGCACTCACCGTCCAGCAGTTTTTCCGGATCGTGGCCTTCCGGACCGGGGTTGTAGTTGATCGCCTTGTAATACCCCTTCAACTTAAACAACGCTTGAGGTTGGAGGGATGCGTTGTCGAACAACATTCGCCCCATCATCGGGCCTTCGGTTTGGATTTTCAGTTGGAGGTTGACCATGGGTTGACCCTGTTTTGAGTCGCCTTCCTCAACCTTGCTGATGCGGACGTGGTACCACCCCTCGTCGATTACTTCCCCAGGGGCGGCAATCTGTGACATGTCGTTTGTGTGTACGCTCATGAGTGTGTGGCTCCTTGTTGGTTTCTCTTCCTGCGTTTGATGAGTTCTTCCACCATCGGTCTTAAGTGGTTGTGAAGAATCCCCTCAAAGTTTGTGTACGAAAGGTCGTATTGATAGGAGTCGGTGGAGACGAATTTGTCTCCGGTGACGGTTTCTCGATTTACGACCATTGTGAGTTTCGGCCATTTGTCGTCGGTGATGGTGATGTTCATTCGAACCATTCAGGGCTCCCTAGAGGCAGGATTCAAGCTTCGCTACAAACTTGGGGTAGTCGTCACACTCTTCGCTGTTGATGTCGGACACGATTTCGATGTCTTTTAGTTCGTCCTCCCTAAAGACCTTCGTGCCGTGATCGAGGTCGAAGATAATCATCGGCCTCGGGAACGTGAGGAGGGACCGGGTTTTGCCACACCCGAAGGGACCGTAAAAGACCCAAGTGTAGGGGGGACGCCAGTTACAAAGGGGATTAGCAAGCGCCATCTTTGCGAGTTCTTGGTACGAGGGAGGGAGTAATCCGCCCTGAAGCGCAGGCGCGTTAAATCGATCTTTAACCTCCCAGTACTCAGCACCTGTTCCGATAGGTTCTCTTCGTCCGATCCACATGGGTTTAGAATTAACATACCTGACGTGGATGACATTATCTGCCGCACGACAGAATTCGTCAGGGGCTCTCTTCCCAGGAATGTCCGGCCAACCTTTGACAGCGACAGGATCAGGAGGTGCCTCCCCTTTCTTACCCATAGCTCCACCACGTGCGTAGATTTTCTCAATGTCCTCGTGCGCGGTGAAGACGATTTCGATTCCTTTATCACGGAAGTCCTTCATTCTCCGAACTAGCATGTTTAGCCGTTCGGTAGCACCGGGGTAGTTTTGCATGGCGCGGATTGCGTCCATGTTGGAAGCATGTTTTTTCATGTCGAAACTGAAGTACAACCGGGCGATCTCGGAAGCAGAATCAAACGCTATCGTTGCGTATTTCGGCACTCTGTACCTCCAGTGAGGGGTCGGGAAGGTTCAGTTGACTAAAAGCGTCTGCACGAATAATGCAGCTGTCGCAAGTGCCACACTGCTTTTCCTCCCCACGGTAACAACTCCACGTGAGGTTGAGGGGGGCGTGGCGATCCATCCCCTCCTGAACAATATGAACCTTCGACCAGTTAATGAGGGGAGCACGCACCAAGATAGGGTGGAGTTCGTGTCCTCTCTTTGTAGAGTACTTGGCAAGGTTGTTCCAAGCCTCAACGAAGATTGGTCTACAATCAGGATAACCACTAAAGTCCACCGCGTTAAATCCGGTGTAGAGGAGGTCGATATCGCGTGCTTCCGCGATTGATTGTGCGACCGCCAACATGATTGTGTTTCTGCCCGGCACGTAAGTCCGCGGAATCTTGGCCGTCATCGCGCTCATTCGGCGGTTGGAGGGGAGGGCTTCGGTGGTGTCAACGAGGGCGGAACCTTTGAAGTATGCGAGGACTTCACCTATTACGTTGAGGTTAACGAAGAGAGGAGGGACTCCATAATGCATCCCAATTGCGTGGGCGGCGACGGTCTCCCTGTGATGGCGTTGGCCGTAGCTAAATGAGAGCGTGCCAACAACCGTGGTTTCCTCACTCGCGATTGCAAGCGCAACACACGAGTCAAGCCCACCACTAAGCAGGACTAACGACTTCTCCATCCTGTGGTACCTCCAATCCCAGCAGTTTGTAATACGCGAGGTCGACGTAATCACGATTGCGGAGCCTAAATTCCCCGTCAATCATCTCCCCATGCCGCTTACAAAGGTCCCAAAAATAGCAGCGACGATTATAGTTTGTGCACGACTTCGTGTTCATGTAGATGCGCTTTTTCTCCCACGCATCTTCGTAGTCTTGTGCTTGAATAATGAGTTCGTGCTCAAACCGTTGGAGGTCTTCATCAGTCCGCAGGTAGGGTTCGCGTTCGAAGGTAACATTAAACTGATCCGCCGCTCTCTTTTGCGGCTTCTTCACCACGTTGAGGAGAAAACCATGAGGGCGAACCCCCGTCTGCTTCCAAATCCCATACAAATACCCTGTGGGTTGGAAATCCAGATAAAACCGGTCGAAGAAAATGTTGCCCGTCATCGCGGACGTTTTCGTTTCCAACAACCAAATTACACTCTGGAGGGTGATTACCGCGTCCGTGCGACCGGTGAAATAGATAGGATGGAAGCACCGTTCATCCTTACAGGGTTCAGGAGAACCAGTCGTGGGATCCGAAGGCGGGGCCTTGGGGTGTAAAATCCGGTGTACGAAATGGCAATGGTGTTCGGTGCCTGGAATCGGGGTGAAAAATTCAACCTCCGGCCACAACACCGTATAGTCCGCCTTCGCGTATTCGTCCGCGAACATAACGACCGCACGTTTGGACATCTCAATCTGCTGTTCCACCTGAATCCGTTCCTCAGGCAGGACCATCTGGTTCTCTAAGCGCGTACGGTATTCGTGTTCAGTCGCTTCAACTGCTTGTTTGGTGTCGTGGGTGCTAAAGAGGGTAGCAAATCCAACATGAACCGCGCCTCCAGTAATAAGGGCTTCAGCTTCCCTCTGGGCGACAAGTCCTTCCTCATGCCAATACCACGCCTTCTGGCGGCATTCTTGAAACTGGGTGATACGAGATATGTTGATAATTATGGCTTCTCCTTTCTTGGGCCTTTGGCGTTTAATTCCTTCAACTTTTCTGCTACTTTAATCATTGCGGTCATGAAGGTGTTGGGCTTCGGTTGAAACCACAGAATCGGAGTTGCAGGTGCTACATTTACCGTGGAGGGTTAAATCACCTACCTGTTGGCAGTCCAGACAAAACCACTGCTCTTTGTCTGATTTCATGATACCTCATTATAGCTCAACTGAATTTGAATGTCAAGCTCCAGTGGGAATGCAAGTCAACCCTCCCACCAGCGGTAAAAGAAGGCGACCCTGCCTTTCAACAGAGCCGCCCTTTTGACGGAGGTACACCATGTAGAGCAGGTGGAGTGGGACTCGAGCTCACTCCACCTTTTCCGCCACGCTTGAGGGTGTGAGGCCGCCCGAGCGTGGACAGAACTTATTGTTACTCAGGCTGTTCGGACTCCTCCGCCAACTTGCTCTCGGCCAGCTCCTCGGCCTCGTCGTTGATGGCGTCGTAGATCCCGAGCTCCTTGGCCTTCGCAACCAACAGCTTGTTCTTCTCCCGCTGCCGGGCCTGGTACTCCTTCTGCTTCGGGGATCCCTGGTGTTTCTTCTGTTGCACCTTCTGCCGAACCCGCATCTTGAGGACTTCCTCTTTCAGCTGGTCCTTGGAAAGTTTGGAAACCTCGGCAGTCACTGCCTTGAGGTCGACCTGCGGTCCATCTGCCATTTGCGTCTCCTTTGAGGCTTGATGCCTCGATTTAGTATGAAGCCATTATATAAGCTTTGAAAGAAGAAAGCAAGGTCCCGTGGGAATTAGGGCTTCAAGCCAAACCAACCCCTTTTCGTTGGTGTGCCAAGTGCGTTCGTCTAGAAGGGGAGGGACAGGCTCGAAGCCGTTCTTGGAGATTCTCATCTCCATTCCGATAAAGTATTCCCCTTCCACACGAACTACAACGCCGATGGCGTAGAAGGAAGTCCAGCGTTCGTCCTTATAAACATCACCCACTTTTGGTTTCATTTGTTGCCTCCCTCGGTTGGAGTTGGGGCTCCCTCAACATCACTTGCGTGATCCTCCACACCGCTCGACAATGGCTGCACTCCCTCTGCTCCGTGTGGTGGTCCTTCATTTGGTTCGTTGCTGGCTGGATCGGGGGTAGTGTTATCAAGATCGTTCCGCACTTGAGGCAGTACAATTGTGTCCTCTTTCTCTTCCTTCAAGCTTGACCTTCGGTTTTCCATCCACGCCTTAAGTTGGAGTTGGGCACGGTAGACTTCAACCTCCAACTGGGGTTCGTCCAAATCCTGCAGAAGGTGGCAGTAACTTAAGAACGTGTCGTCCAACAAGTCTGTGGGGTGGTTCACCAGCTCTTGCTTCAAAATTATCCCGTCCCACGGATTGGGAGTCTGCGCTTGTTGGGGTTCAAGCGCAAAAACGGTCATGTAAAAGTGTTTGTGTTGGGCCGTCCTTATTAACTGTTCGAGAGATTGGGATTGAGTGATGTAGACGACTGGGACATCCCTCGAACTCACGATTATGTAGCTAGGCATTTTGCTCCGCCACTTTGTGGAGTTCCACTAGCGTGTTCTCGATCCTCTTCAACCTCAGGTCTTGGTTCGCTATGTGGATTGTTAGGTGATAGAGGAGTTCCACCAGATCGTCCTGTGGTCGGTTCCGTTTCAATGTGTCCACTAATCCCGCTATCTCCGGTAGAGTCATCCAACGCCTCCATCTCTGGTAGGGGAAACTTACGGTTCCACGCCCCTACGGTTGTGTAGCTTTTGTAGATTAGGGGTTTGAATCCCATTTCTTCCAACCGTTTCGCGCTCAATAACAGCCGTTCGACTTCCTCCTTGGCCCGCGTATGGCGCCAAAGTTTGAGCGCGGAAAACATCCGGTCGACCTCTTTCTCGACCTCACTCAACTCCTTGTTCATGATTACCTCACTCCGTCAAGAGTTCACAACATGGTCTTCGAGTGCTGCGTTGGTTGCGTGTTTTAAGTCCTCTGACTGGTCGAGTGGACCAATCTGTTCTTCCAACATGTGCCGGATGATTTTGTTCTTCAGTTGGACCTTCTTATGGTACAGTTTGCGGTTGGAGAGGAAGGTTTCGAGCCATTCGAGGGCGATGACGACTTTCGCGCATCCGAGCTGGTAGTCTGCTTCCTCGTCAAACTTCTTAACGTCCTCAACGAAACTGATTAGCTGTAGTAGTTCGTCTGCTGAGGGACAAACGGGTGCGTTTGGTGTGCGTGGCATTTTACCTCCATTCTTCCTCAATTATATAGCATGAGGGATTCTAAATCACTTTCAAGTGGGAATACCCCCCTCGCGGATGTCGCTCCCTAACTTGTCGGCCACCTTCGCGCACGGCCCACCCGTAATCGCGCCGAATCTCCTCCAGCCTCTCGTCGCTCATCGGCTTGCTATCGTCGGCCATGATTACCTCTCATATTTTCTTAAACTCCTCTACCAGTTTGTTTAGCATGTTGTCAAAGTCCTCCCCTGAGGAAACCATAACTTCCTCAACCTCAGCGGAGGAAGATTTGTCCATCTCATTCTCGCTCCCCAAAAACCGCTTAACCTTTTCGTCAATCTGTTTGAGCCTAAACTCCATACTTTGTAAGAGCTCCCTAGGAAATTCAGGAATCCTTTTCGCGGATTCAAGTTGGTTTTGGAGAGTCAACCGCTTGTACCCATACGCCTTCATCGTTTTGCGGGAGATGAGTTTCCCGGATGAAGGTCTCCCCCTACCGTAAGCAGTCACCCTCCACTCCTCAAAAGGTTTCAGATTTTCTGGATTGCCATCAACTGCAACAAAAACCTTCACACCCAACGAAGTGAGAAGCGCCGCCATCAACTGTTGGTGTAACTTCAACGGGTCGTCGGAATGTTTGATTTCCACAGCGAAAGTTTCCCCGGTGGGCTTCGTAACCATCCTATCGGGCCAGCCTCTCCCCAGTATTTCCCATCCCATCTCCTTCGCCCTATAGTCAAAAAACACCTCAAAATCGCTGGCCATGGTACCCTTTCTTGGAATTCGGAATTAAGTTTGAACGTACACCTGTTAATCACTATATACCGAATGTAAAGAAGAGTTTGGTCTTATATAGACCTTATCTTTATATGTATTCAATATAAAGTGATTACTAGACGGATATTAATAACATTATACTTAATTCTAAAGAGAATGTCAACCCTCCTTTTCAACTTCCCCTCTTCCAGTGGGACAACTCCGTTAACGCGGCTAAGTGCTGCTCCACCGCATTCTTCCGCTTGCGCCGCTTCATGGCTGACCTCGCAGCTTCTTGAGGGCGGCCGAAGCCACCTCGTATATCTCCAATGCTTCGCCCCAGCCCATTCCGTTGTCCCACGAACTGTTCGCAATCGCCTGAATTGTGACCAGCGCCCACTCCGCCCCCACCAGCCTGACTTGCTGCTCCCCGGCGTGGGTGTGGCGCTCCCAGATTTCTATTACTGTGCTTTCCAGGACGGGCAGCTTGTCGCGTGTTCTATCCATAACGTAGGCGCAGACTTCCCGAGCCGCCGCGCTGTGCTGCTTCACTTCTGGCATGATTACCCCTCCTGCCTTCTTTTGTACTCCACCAAACACTGCTCCACCTGCCCTTCAGTCGCCTTCAACCACGACTGATGCGGAAACATCTCCTTGAAAATCAGTTTGATGGGCTTCTGTAGATCCCTCTCCCTCTGTGCGCGGTTGCGGTGTACCGTGCGTGAGTATTCCATCTGGTAGAGGGCTTTGTTGACGAGGAGAACAACCTCATCAGCGTCAAACACGTCAAGCACTGCTTTGAGGTCTGCTCGCTTGACTCCAGCGTCGTAGTAGAGGTCAACGAAAGAGGGATCTCCCGCCTCATTGCGTGGTATCTCCCTCCCGTTCAACTTTACTGAGGGACGGCGGACTGGATCTTCCGCCCTTTTCTGTTGCGTGGTTTGTTGCTGCATTTGGTCCTCCGTCGTCTGTTGTTTCTAACGTGGTCTTGTACAGCCTTTAATCCCCTCCTACACGAGTTCAACAACGCCGTACTCGTGGTTGGATGCTGGTCCAGAATGTGGTGGAAATACTGCCTGAGGGATCGGAAGAGGGAAACAGAAACCTCCTGTTCCCCCCTCTTTTGTTGCGGACACAGTTGACATGCGTGGCGTTTCATTCTGCGTTCTCCATTTTCCCAATTATACTCCTTTTGAGTGTGAAAATCAACTTCCAGTGGGAATCAGTTCTCTCTTTAATACCCCCTCCTCTCCTTCAACATCGCCATCAACGTCTCCAACCTCATTCGGTCGTTGTCGTTCCAAATGGATGGAATGTTGCCTGAGTTGACTGCCCTCTCCACGAGTTCGAGCGACCAATCCAGCGCAGCAATCTCCTGGTCCCTTTTATAATCCCACCTTCGTTGGTAGGTGTTTGGCATGTTGTCTCCTTTTGTGTTACTCGGTCTCTTCCACAAGGTACTCAACAATAGTGATAGCGGCATCAACAGCATCACCGTAGTCACCACCAACGAACGCTCCGCGGTCTTGAGCAGCTTTCAGATTCTGAACAACGTGCTCAAGACGGTCGATAGTGTCCTTATACCAGTCCATAGTTCTCCCTTCCTGTGCGTTGGTGGTATGCGCACCCCACCGTTGGTCGTTCAACGTTCAACCTCCCCGTTACGCCACCTTCACGAGGTGGTTGGTCGCCTCGGTGACGGCCTTCTGCAGATCCGGGTTGCTCCGGATGGCCAACCGCAGAGCCTTCATCGCACTCTGCCGGCTGTGGTTGTAGGCTGCCCGTCTCGCCTTCACCTCCGGTTTCTGGTTGTACGTCTTCCGGTACGCCAACTGCTTGATCACCTTCTGCACGTCGGGCTCGGAGACCCCGAGCGCCTTGGCAATGTTCTCCACGTGGGTGATATGATTCTTCACGCTGGTCGCCACGATGCCCTTGGCCAGCTCGTTCGCTTTCTGTGTGTCGGTCATAATGCTCCATTCTGCGGGTTTGAGAGTCCCGCTCTCTATCTATTTTCATTATACTACAAGTGAGATCGGATTGTCAACAAGAATTTAGAGAATTTTGAATTTACTCTCCTCTCTCCTTCCACCGATACGACATGAATGAGTTGTACGTTAACGGCTTACCGCGCTTGCCCTCAGCCACCTTCCACTCCTTCCACGGAATGAGTTGTTGTGGGTCACCGCTTGTGATGAATACCCTTACTCCCATCAACTCGAGAATGGTGAACATCTCTCGCTGGTAAGAGGTTATGGGTTCAAGTGGAGCTTTCACTTCCACCGTGAACGCGTTACCGTCTCTATCAATTACCAGTCTGTCAGGCCAACCCCTGAAGAGCAGAGTCCAACCCAACTTGGTAGCCGCCTCGTCGAACTTAACTTGTGGCTTATAAGTCATCCCAGTCCTAACCTCCTCCTTAAGTTTGTACTACTCTATCTGTTACAGTCTTAGTCTCTACCTCAGGGTCGGAAACACCAACCGAGACGGGGGGCTCGGAAGCCCGCGCCTTACTGTTAGTTACGAGTTATGTACTACCTCACTTACCACTACTTCTTCGTGCGGTGCTCCTTCCTATACGCCTTGAACTCCGCCCACTGCTGCTTGTTCCTCTTGGTGCGGTAGTTCAGATCATACACTCCCCGCTCGATGCAGTGAACGATAAGCTCATCGAGGGTGTTATCGCTTCTGGTAACCTTGAGCTGATTCAGCTTGCTGACAAGGTCACCGCTCAGTTCGATATTAGCCTTCATGGTGTTACCTCCTTTGTTACTAAGCAACCCAGTCCCGTTGTACCAAGACTGATATTGCTTATATAGGAAACGATTTTGGCGACCCCGGTCCCCCCCAAAGTCCAGACCTACGGCCTGTACTTAAGCATGGTCACCAAACGTTCCGGGGGAAAATCAGGGAGACTTGACTTGCAAGCCCAATGGTCGTCCTTGACCGTCAAGTCTCTGCACTTGTAACGCCCTGGGCCTCTCAAAGATGGGGGTTGACATGACCCCTTGACTGGATGTATAATACACGTAACATGAAAGGGTGTAACAATTGAGTGCGTGGTCGTGGCCCGAAGGGGGATGGTTGAGGGACCGTCTCCCTTCCTTTTTTTATGCATGAAGCGGCGAAAATGGTGAAGAACGAACACCTGTTGAGGTTGTTGTTGGCGGGGTTTATGCTGAAGGAGTGCGCCCAACAGATGTCCATCTCATACAGTACGGTGAGGAAGTACGCATCCGACACCGCTTTCCTGACGATGTTGAGGGAACACTCCCAACAGGTGTATGAACAGGTTGATGCGGAGTTGAAAGCGTCTAAGGAATCTATTGTACAGAGGATGGAAGAAGCGTCCGATAAAGCGCTTGACACCCTTAAGGAGTTGATGGATTGTGAACAAAGTATCGTTCGCTTGAAAGCCGCCGACAGCATCCTCGATCGCAACCCTCAGGTTTCGCGGACCAAGCGGATTGAAGCCAACCAAATGCATCATTTTGTCGACCCCCTGATGTTGGTCCACTCCGCCAAAACCGCGATTGAGGTAGACGAGTACGAGCGGAAGAAGTTGCCGGGTGAAACTACCCAATGAACCTCGACCAGACCGAAATCATGAAGACCGCGACGGAGGGGAGGGCGGAAGACCTTCGGGACACGTTACGGTCGAAAGCAATCGCTAGTCTTTATTTTTTTGCTAAAGCAATCCTCGGATACAACGAATTGGCCCCCCTCCACCTCGCCTTTTGCGACCAAGTTCAGTCTTCCATCCAACAGTTAAAGCGGGGTTACCTCCTCCCCCGTGGTCACTTTAAGTCCACCCTTATGAAGTCATACATTCTATGGCGGCTTGTAGGGGGAGGTTTAAGGGGCGAAGACGATCCGCGGAACCTTCGCTTCCTCATGGTCGGTGAGTCTGCTTCGGTAGCTGAAAAAGGGTTAAGAGACATCAAGTGGCAGATCGAAAACAACCAACTCCTTCAATGGCTATTCCCCGAAATCATCCCTCCCGACATTGGTAATACCAAATGGGCTGAGGATGAAATCCTCCTCCCTCGTTTGAAGTCGTTCGACGAATCCACAATCACCACAGCTGGTGTCGGGGCGAAAAGAACCGGCTTCCACTTCGACATCATTATTTACGACGACATCATTGGAGAAAAAGCCGCCAACAGTTTGGCCGTCATGAAGGAGTCAATCGAATGGTTCCAATACGCCCCCGGCCTGCTAAACGATCAAGAGACATCGGAAGAACTAATAGTCGGAACACGATGGAAGTACGGTCGAGCCGACCTGTACGGGTGGATTATGGCCGAGCTCCCGTTCGGAACACACGAATCCGGACGTCCCATGGGGTTCACTTGGTACGAGCGCGCGGCGATCGAGGATGACCGCGTAATCTTCCCCGAACGGTTTTCAATCGCAAAGTTGGAAGAAATCCGCCGGCGTGAGAAAGACTACAAGTTCAGTTGCCAGTACATGAATCGTCCGTCCTCTCCAGAGGGTGCGGACTTTCCCGAAGAACTCTTGAAGAGTTTTCGGGTGGTTGAGGATGACGAAGGTAGGGCAAACAAATTGTTGCCGTCCGACGGGTCCGCGCCCGTATACCTTCGTCACCTCGTTCGGGTTTCGTTTTACGACCCATCCGCGGGAGGTAAAAGCGCTACCGCAGAGAACGCCCTTATCTTCGCGGGGATGGACCACCTACGTAGGGTCTTCGTCCTCGCCGCCTGGTCTCGCAACTGCGGTTTTCGCGCCGCCATCGAAAAGTGGCTTATGTTAAACGACCAATTCCTCTGCTACAACAACTACTACGAGTGTGTTGGGGCGCAGAAGGAAGTTGAGGAGATTGTGCGGGAAGTTCTCAGCCAGCTTGTTTGTCGAGTATGTAACAAAACCCACAAACGGCTCAATCCCCTCCCCTCCAAGCCCCCCGGTGGCAAAACGATTAAGGAAGAACGCATTCGTTTGTGGTGTCAAAACGTTGTCGAGGAAGAACGTCTCTACATCCGTGAGGGGTTGGTTGAACTCCGTCGTCAAATCACAAGCTTCCCTCACGGTGACCTCGTCGACCAGTTTGACGCTTTGGCAGGCGCAATCCACTACCTCCGTCCTCCCTTAAGCCAAGAAGAATTCGAAAGCCGTAAGATCGAAGAAGAAGAACACAAAAACCGTCAGCAACGTACCTCTCAAGAATACGAAGTTGGAGGGTACGTATGATCCGGCTAATCGAAGTGCAAGGTCTACCCCCCGACAAAAAGAAAGAGCTGGCGGGCTACCTCACCACCAAATTCCGTCAAGCGGTCGAATCCCGCACCAACCAAATCGATGGTAAGTACCGTCGGTGGGTCGACAACTACATGGGGAAGCCGCTTGAGAAAATCCGCACCACTCCCTTCTACAAAGCCTCCAACTTCGTCCCCCAACTGATTCGGATGCATACTGACATCCTGACCGCACGTGAGTTGGGGTTGATTTTCGGCACGAAGCCGTTTTGGCGTCCCCGCACCCAGATCGAAGGCGTCCACCAAGACTGGCTTAACCACTGCGCTCAGTGGTTGGAAGCCGTCTGCTACTACGACATCAAATTCTACCGTCCGTTAGACATGACAATGTTTCTAACCAACAAAACGGGTGTGTGCGTCCTTAAAGCCCCGTGGGTGGAAGATAGAAAGTTTTTAATGCAGGGGGGTGCGGGTACAAGTTCGACCGAAAAACCGTTTGATTATGAGGGAGTCAAGTTATACCCAATCCCGTTTGATGACTTCTTCCCCTACCCCGTCACGGCCTCTTCCCTCGAACACGTCCTCATTAAGTTCCAACGGTTGAGGTTGGCGAAGGAGGAAGTTGAGTACAAATCCAGTTCCAGCCAGTGGAATAAGGAAGCATGCAAGAAACTGTTGGAAGGCAACAGCGGCAACCGGAGTGAAGGCTCCGCCCGCGAATCCAGTGCAAGTGAAGCCGGCATTGCTCTCACCCCCGATGTAAGTCGACCCTTTACCGCCGTAGAAGCTTGGTTCGACTACGAACTCCAATCAGGTAAGCGGTTCCCGTTGGTGGCGGTTTTTAACCCTTTAATTGCGGATGAGACTTCGTTCTTGAAGCTTTACCACCACCCCTACAGTTCACCTGAATTGGACCCCTTCATTGATTTCCGTACCATGCCGAGGGAGGATCTTTTTCAAGGGTACGCAATCCCCGAAATCCTCGAACAGTCACAGGAAGAGCAAGCTCAAATCCACAACGCTCGGAGAGACGGCAACAGCATCTCCCTCGTCCCCGGATGGAAGAAAAAGCGGTTGGCCGAAGTCGGCAACCCCTCCACTGAATGGTACCCCGGCAAGGTATTCGAAGTTGACGCCATGGACGACCTCGAAATGATTACTGGAGGGAGTTCGTACAACGACCTGTTGGGTGAAGAAGCTTCCCTCATGCAGTTGGCAGAACGCTATACCGGCATTTCCCCCGCCATGCAAGGCTTCGGCGCCGGCAGCATGCAGGGTAAAAGGGGGATTTACGCCAACTCCGCAACCTTAGCGTTGTTGGCTGAGGGCAACAAACGCCTCGACATCTACCTCAAACGGCTCCGCGATCCATTCAACAAACTGGGTCGTCTAATCTTCACATCCTACCGAGACTTCCGTACTACCGGAAGCGAATACGCGCAGTGGGGGGAACATGGACAAATCCTTCAGAAGCTCTTCGCAATTAAAGAACAACCGGACTACAGGGGGGTCTTTTTCGACATCGCCGCAAGCGACGCCTCCGCCAACCGAGAAACCGACCGAACCGCTCTCCTCCTTATGGCGAACACTATGTCGGCATACTACAGCCAACTTATGCAGTCTGCTCAAATGGTTGTCAGCATGCCTGAAAACACTCCAGTTAGGGAGCTCCTACTTCAGGTCCTCGATGGCGCGCACGACCTTGCAAGCCGCCTCCTCTTCGTCTTCGACGTCGGCGACCGTAACCACCTGTTGCCCGATCTGCGAAAAGTCCTGGGAGGTCAAAGCCCTCCAGACATCGCTAAAACAGCTGAGCAAGCGGGAATGCCACCAACTGAAGAGCCTGTTTCAGAGGGAAACCTACGCGACCTATCAAGAGGAATTGCTGCGATTGCAGGCGGTGGTGGTGCAGGATCTTCTGAAGCCCAACCTACCAATAGAGGAGTTGTATAGGCTTCAAGGAAGGGCAAAACTATTGAGAGCACTCCAATACTTGCCCCAAGAGATCGATAAAGAACTAGAACGAATCCTCCATCAAGAGGAGATAGCCCAGATAGAGGCAGAGAGAGAGAAAAACGCAAATGGCAGAGCCCGTATTTACTAACGAAGACCGAGTAGCAACAGGAGGCCTTCCTCCTGAACTGGTTGGTAAGTCCCCGGCAGAGGTAGCTTCATTCTACCAAAACCGCGAAAACCAAATCCTGGAGAGAGCGAGGCAAGCAATTTCAAATGCAACCACTCAACAGCCTCCTCCCCCATCCAAATCCCAATCCGTCCAAATCACAAAGGAGGATTGGTACAACGACCCAAACAAAGCCGCCGAAATGCTGGTCGCACAGAAGGGGGTTGGGCGAGAAGAGTTCCAACAAATTGCCGGCCCCGTCCAGCGGACTTTAATTAGGACCGCCAAAATGTTGGCGAGCCAGGGAAAAGACAACTGGAGTCGGTTTGAATCCGAAATCGACCGCATTATGTCCTCCCTTAACGAATGGCAACGGACTGACCCCGAAATGTGGGAAACCGCTTACTACAACGTGGTGGGCTTAAACATGAAAACCCTAACCAACGAAGCCTCCACAAACGCTCGCACAACCGCCGAAGCACCCTCACCTCCTCCAGAAACCCCTCAACCACCGATGGTTTTAACCCCCACCCAAGAAAAAATCTGCGAACGGTTGGGGATCAAACAAGACACCTACCGTGAAGCAGTAAAGAGAATGGAGGACGGTGTATGGCCACTCACGATGTCAAACCAAGCTCGGTAACAGTTTCCAGCTCCCCACAGGTGGGAGATCTCACGCCCGAGGGACGCAAGAAGCGCTACAATGAGCTTCGAGCACGCCTAGGTAAAAGCCGCCTTGAGGTGAAAGGAAAACCCGGAATCCACTACTTCTGGGCTGACAAGGGCGACGGTAACGAACTCTCACGGTTGGATGTAATGGGGTATAAAATCACCCGCGAACCCAATGCCAAGGAAGTTTTGGCAGGGAACGCAAGCCCAGAAATCCAAGCCAACGGGTTAAGGGAAGACGGAACGTATACTTTGGGGGACGTTATTTTAACCGAATGTCCTGAAGAAGTATACGAATTCCTTCAACTCGACGTCACCGAACGCCATGAAGCCCTGGTGGGTGGAGCCGCGGAAGAATTCATCTCCGAGGCTGCTAAAAAGGGAGTGCCTACATTTCCTGTAGACAAACCCTAAACGAGAGGAGATAAATGGCAACTCCAACCAGTAGTAAGGCAATCCCCATTAAGACCTTCAAGGTCTTAGGGACAACTGGTGCCGTTGCAATCACCCGACGTCTGCAAGAGAAGGACACCCAATCCTTCAAAATCGGTACGCCTGTAATGGTGGAAGTGTCTAGCGGTTACCTAATCGCTAACCCCACCATCCACGACGTAGCGACTGCAGTAATCGCCGGGTTTGCACAGGAACCAGGTCATAGCCTCACTACCAGTGCTGTGCCGAAAACTCTTACCTACGGGTCAGTGCAGAACCAACCAAGCGCTGTCTTGATCCCGGTGGGAGCCCCGCCTAGCGACGGCTTGTGTGGCGTCGATATCGCGATGGATGAGATGATCTTCCAAGGAGTTTTAGGGGACAGTACCGACAATCCTTCGGGTGTTGTTGCCCAAACGGATTTAGGTGCGATCTTTGGTTTGACCATCGATCCCGGCAACGCTTACTGGTACGTGGACAAAGCAAAAACATCCGCAGCGACGGGAGCTTGTGTCGAAATTACCGACTTCATCGATCCGGTTGGAACGGTGAATGGTAAGGTCGGTTTCAAGATCACCCACGCTGCACAACAGATGTCACTCTAAGGAGGCCAGATGGCAGCTACACGTGGCGCGTTTGCTCAGTTGTTAGCGCCAGGCCTCTTCAGTGTCATCTATGAAGACCTGGCAATGCACCCGGAGGAATTCTCCGCACTGTTTAACGTTCACCCTACTACCAAAGCGTACGAGGAAGACCAGCTGGTTGCTGGGTTGGGAAGCGTTCCGCCGAAACCCGAAGGTGAGCCCATTAAGTTGGATGAGCCCATTCAGGGTGGAAACGTTCGCTACCAGCCGGCAGCTTTTGGGTTGGGATTCCAAGTCACGAGAGAGATGTGGGATGACGACCAGTACGGGATCATGCAGCGTGTATCTCAAGACTTTGCCGGAGGAATCCGTCAGACGATTGAGGCAGGCGCTATCGGGGTGCTCACGAACTCGTTCACAACCCAGAAGTCGGTGGATGGCGTTAGTCTCTGTAACGTTGCTCACCCCCTGTTGGGAGGTGGAACCTACAGCAACCAATCCGCTACCAACGTCGCGTTCAGTATTACGGGCATGCAGGAACTAATCCTGTTGTTCGAGAAGATGCAGAACGAGCGAGGGTTGATCAAGCGGATGGTTCCTGAAGAGGTCTGGTTCCCTGTGGACCTTCAGTTCAAAGCTGGAGAAATCCTTCACTCGGCATACAGACCGTACACTGGAAACAATGAGGTGAACGTGATGCAGGGGAGACTAACTCCCTACACCAATCACTACCTCACTTCCACAACGGCGTGGTGGATTTTATCCGCGAAAAACAGTCACACCCTTAAATTCTTCTGGCGCACCCAACCAATGTTTGACTCCCAAGATGACTTCATGACGAAGGGAGCTAACTTCAGCACCTTCTTCCGATTCATCGCGGGCGTCACTTATTGGCACGGGATCGCGGGAAGCCCAGGAGTGTGAACCATGCCAACTAATTTCCCACAAGGGTTGACCTCAATGGGGGTCCCTGCCGGGGTTGGTGATTTGATTCCGATGAACGGTCGGAAGCAAATCTGGGTTAGGGGAGTTTCCTCCCTCGCTACTATCGGTCAAAACCGCGACCTGATTGGTAACGATGGAGCCCCTGGAGACAACCCCGACGAACCTCTGCTCACTATGGCACGAGCATTTCAACTGCTCGAGTCAGGCGCCGTGATCCACTTCACTGGAGATATTAAGGAGCAACTTTCTGCTCCCGATGGTATCTTTGACGTGACAATCATTGGTGAGGGGACTCGTCCTCGTCACGCAGACGCACACACCGGAAACAACGGTTATAGCGCTGCGACGTGGAAGTCACCTGCTGTTCCTGCCGCCACAACCGCCCTATTGACCGTTCGTCAACAAGGGTGGAGGTTTGCGAACATTTTGTTCGCATGTCCTTCCGACGACGCCGCTTTGGACTTCATCCGTGATGCTGCTGCGGGGGATCTCGAAAGAGATTCATCCCACGCCGCTGTCCTCGGATGCAGGTTCGCGGGGGCGGGGTTGGCTGGAATCAAAATCTCGGGCACGGAGAACGTGTTCGACCTCCTGATCAAAGGGAACATCTTCAACGATCTCACGACTGCGATTACGGCAGGAGCTTTCTGTCATCGCTTTATCATTGAAGACAACCGCTTTGATCTCAACACCAATCACATTGTTGCGTCGTTAACAGACAGCTTCATCCTCAACAACGTGATGGGTCAATTTACCACACTCAGTATCGACCTGACGGGAGGTGGTGGTCACAACGTCATCACCAAAAACTACCTCTCGGGGACGTACGGTATTGGTGGTGGGTACGTGAAGTCGAACGCCAACGATGAGTGGGCTGGTAACTTCAACTCACTCGCTGGTGGAATCACTGCTGCAGATCCTGCTTAACTGGGAGGGTGGTAATGCACTTCGACTTTACTGTCTCACTCGGTAATCTCTTAGTAGTTACTACCCTTCTCGGTTTAGGTTGGAAGTTTATCGAACCCTTCACCCGTAGAGTGTGGGAACACGATACTCTATGGTTAGATTTCGCACGTAGGTTGGGCTTTCGTGTTAACGATCCCAAAGACGCTATCTGGGAGAAGATTCTGAAGAGTGAGGTAAAGTAATGGCTAACCAACTTGCAGAAATGCCGTGGTCGATTGACACCCCACAAGCAGCTCCCTTCTTTACCACGGAGCTCGACATCGTTCACTTTGAGCTTGCTCAATACACCCTCGACACTGATAACGTGATTGTCAAAAACAAGAACGGCAACGTGGTGTGGGCAGCGAACGGAGAAGCGGACTTATCTCCTGTAATTAGCCAAAAGATCGGGTGGATCAACGGAATGATTGTTGATACCCTAACCGCAGGTGCGGTATTGCGAGTTTACTTTAAGTGAGGACATATGGCCAGAAATAGGTTTGTTCAACCAACCCCTGCTGTTGTAGCGCTTGTAGCCGCAACCCTTAAAACAGTGTTGGGGTTGAACGCTGCTGCCGGAGTAAGGGTTGCAATCACCGGGATTTCGATCTCATTCGACGGTAATTCAAACGTTGCAGTTCCGGTGTTGGTAGAAGTGTACAGGACAACGACCGCGGGCACGGCGACTGCGAACAACCCTGTGCCGTTGGACTCGGATCTTACCACAGCCCTTCAGTTGACCGGAGGTACCAACTACACTGTTGAACCTGCCAAAGGAGCAAGGTTAGCTTCGTGGTTGGTTCACCCCCAGTCTGGGATTCCTCTTCCTCTCCCGTTGCCAGAGGGTGAAATCATCATCCCTGGTGGGTTAAGAATTGCACTGGTTTGTACCGCTCCCGCCAACGTCAACTGTGCTGCGGAGATAAGGGGAGAGGAATAAATGAATGACCGTAACCTCTCCAGCAACGTTCCTTTTCACCGTCGATGCAATCGGTAGTCCTGAAGCCGTTGTTGCTCAATCGTGGTGTCGCAAAATTATGTTGAGAGAGAACAACCAAGACGCAGCAACTCTTTTGCCTTTCCAAATAAGGATTCCCGACGCAACTTCCCCTGCAGTAAGGTGTGTGGCTGGTGCTACCCTTATTATTAAGGCTGTGGAAGGGAAACGACCCTTCTTTCAGGGGGATATTGTCGGGTATATCGAAACCTTAAGTGGTTCCGCAGTTTTCGCGCAAACAGAGGACGTTCAGTGAGAGTAAGTAAAACAGCAAACCGTTACTTAAAACAGATGGGGACGGGGCACTTCCTAACGGCAAAACTTGCTGTTGAGGAAGTAGACGTTGCCGAAGCTGAAGTCCGTAAACAACACCCTGAAGAACCCTACCCTCGAGAGAGAGCTATTGCAAGGTTAACTCACTTGAAGCACGGTAAACCCAAACACAAAAAAGCGTTGTTGGTTGGACTTGTGCTTTTAGGAGTCTTGTTGCTCTCTCTAAAGCTTTACGGTCAAACAACTTCAGTAGACATCAAGCGGGTAGGTGGAACGTTAGTTACGTCGCCATTACCAGTGACTGGTACATTCACTCCCGGCGGCACACAGGATATTAACTTCCTGCAATTCCTTGGAGTCACGCCTACGAACACCAACCCTGTGCCAGTAAGACTTACAAACGGTACAGTGTACTTTGATGCCCGTGACCGTAACTGGTCACTGAACTCAGCCACCGACTCGGTGACTATTGCGGGCTCAATCGCCAACACCACCTTCGCAGCCACGCAGGGAACAAGCCCGTGGGTGGTGAGCGTCCCAACTTGGGCGGGCGGCACTCTTGGTGCGATGGCTAATTACGGAACATCTCCGGGGGCCGTGCTCGTGCCTGGAGTAAACGCCTTCATCACCAACGTTCCTCACGTCATCACTGATTCTGGGTCAGTTGGCAGCATCACCTTTGCGTCCCCGCAGCATACGATTGTAGATTCTGGCACGATTACCGCTGTGACGAGCATCACCAACCAAGTAGACACGAACATCAAGCTGGTGGCGGGAGCTAACGCCACGGCAGGTGACGTGAACAACGCTGCCGCCATCGCCGGGAGCCTGAACACTGCGCCCGTAGCCCGCTACAATGCAACTCAACCGACGCTCACTGACACCCGCTACAACCAGTTCCAGTTGAGTTCTCGTGGGGAGTTGCTGGTATTGCCCGGAACGAGCGGCTTCCCCATTACCTTCTCGTCGCCTCAACATACGATACTTGACTCTGGCACGTTGACCTCTATCACCAACAAGGTGGGCGTCACCGGAGTGGACGGAGACGTATTCGTTCGTTGCAATGCGGCTTCGACCTGCCCGGTTAATGCTACTCAAGTAACTTCTCCGTGGGTCGTTTCGGGGGCGGTTACAACTTCTGGTACCGCCACGGTGATAGGGACGTTGACAACCAACAATGCTGCCCCGGCTGGGACAAATGTTGGGGTGTTGCCAGCCGTCGCTAATGCCGCTCAGAAGTCATACACCGAAGCCGACCAAGTGTTGCTCTCGACTGACCTCAAGGGCAGCCAGCGAACGCGAATTCAGGATGCCGCCGGGAACGACCGTGGTGTGAACGTAGACGCTTCCAACCGCCTCACGATTGACAACACCTCATGGATTGGCTCGACCGCCCCCACGGTAGGTTCCAAGACCGCCGCGAACTCGCTACCCGTGGTTATCGCATCCGACCAAGCCTCTATTCCCGTCGCTGCGACACTCAACGCAGAGACCACCAAGGTAATCGGTACAGTGCGCGCACAAGGGAACCTTGGGGCAGCGATGGACGCAGCTACAGGCGCGGCTCCTCCAGCCAATGCAATCCTCGCTGGGGGAATCACGTCGGGAGCTACGGGTGGATTCATGGCGGGAATCCCTATCTGCGATTCTCAACAGGCAGTGAACATCTCGACAATCACCACCACGCTCATTGTCACCGGAGTATCCGGTCGGCACATCCGCATCTGCGCCTTCCAACTTGTGACGGCTGCGGCGAATAATGTGGCGTGGCTGTCTGGGACGGGTGCGACCTGCGGGACGGGGACGGCGGGCATCTCCGGCGGCACAACGGCGGCTTCGGGCTACAACTTCGCCGCGAACGGCGGCCTGACCGCAGGAAGCGGGCTTGGGACTGTGCTGAAGACAGCGGCCACGGGCGATAGCATCTGTCTGGTTACTTCAGCCACTACGCAACTCTCAGGAACCGTTAGTTATACCATCTACTGATGAGACGCTACCTCACTGTCGCGCTGCTGATGCTGCTGATGATGGATTACCAGGTCGCATTTGCGGCGAGGAGTTACATCTGCGGAGCCGAGATGGGAAGTTTGGGAGAGTTCTTTTCATCTACCGGAACTGCATCTATTCAGGGCGGAACTAAGCGCACGGGCGGCTACGCAATACGCGCCAATCCGACGGCTGGAACGGGGTACGTAACAATTAAGTCGGTGGCTGCGGGAGGTACGCCCCGCGACATTGTGGGCTCTATTCGTTTTTATTTGTATGTGACAACACTGCCCGATGCCGCCTCGAAAATCATGGCTGACTTTACTTCGACGGGTACGCTTTCGCGGTGGGTGAGATTGGAAACTGATGGCCGCCTTACCATTGGTTTGGGGGCCAGCTCCTCGACCGGGACAAATACGGTTAGTGTTAATACTTGGTATCTTATAGACGTTTATAACAGTTTTTCTCTCACCGCATTGGATGTTGATGGAATCCGCTGGCGAACCGTTGCTGCTTCATCCGGCATTGCTCATCCCGAAATCAGGTTTGGACTATCTGTGGATGCTTCACCTAACGTCACGGGTGAAATATTCATAGACGACATTCTCCTGGATGATTCAGTTGGCGTACCAGCCATTGGCGCGGGCCAATCAATTCTAGTTCTTCCAACGACTGACCCCGGAAGTCTTAACTCCTGGACGGGCGGTGCCGGTGGAACTTCAAATCTCTGGGACGCCGTTAACAATATCCCGCCTCAAGGAGATACTTCGAGTTCAAATGTCAAATACATTAAAAACGCAGCTAGCGGCGGAAACCTTGATTACATTCCAACCGCGCAGACATATGCGACCGCTGGAGTCGGAGCATCGGATACCGTTAATGCTGTAATGGCGATTACGAATGACTGCGAAGCCGTTTCTACGGCTACAAAGGTTGGCGGGGTATGGATTAATGCTAACCCTGCACAAACGGCGGGAGGCAACAACTTCGATTACGGAAACGATACTGCAACCACGTGCGGCACCTTCCCTTCTGGGTGGGCAACTCATTTCGGGTCAGTCTCCACGACCGGAATAACTATTGGAAGCGCCCCAACCGTGGCGGTTCGCAAAACTACGTCTACTACCCGAGTTGTTGATGATGATTTCTTGGCGATTTATGTGGATTATGTGCCATTTGTAGCATCTACCTGTTCCCAATCCATCTCCCTTTTGGGGGTTGGGTGCCGATGAAAGGACAAATATGAAAAAACTCCTATTCGCGGTTCTGTTCCTCTCAGGGATGTTGTGGGGACAAGCAAAAACTGTTGTGTCCGGCAACATTCAAGACATCACCGGTATCGCCTCTACCAAAGGGTTTGTGGAATTCGACATCCAACCCCTCGCCGGGAGTGTTCAGTACTTCGTAAAGAACACCGGGATTATCGCTCCCCAAAAAGCCCAGTGCGGGATTAACGCAACGGGAGACATTAAAAACCTCGCTCTCACTGGAGACTGTTTATTGTGGGGCAATGACTTAATCATGCCCTCAAACACGTGTTACGTGGTTAAGTTTGCTCCTAACGGGGTGGTTACAAACACGGTTTCAAACTACCTTATCACTGGTGCAACCTACAGTTTGATGAATCCGCGGTTTTGCACAATCGTAAACCTCGTCCCCCAATACGTGGTTGTGACCGCCAACCCTATCGCAGCAAACTTAATCCCTGCCGCGGACGACGCATTCACTCTCGGTACAAACCAACTGCGTTACGTTGGCCACTTCTCCACCGCTTGGATCGACTTCGGCCAAGTTAGTAGGTTTTTTGATTGGGTGAGTCAGCCTGCTCCATCTGCTCCCTTAATAAGTAAGATCCGCACTTACTCAAAGACGGGAGACATCTTCTGTTACAAACAACCCACTGGGGTGGAAATCTGTCTTGATGGGGTAGCTATACCACACAACCTGTTGTCGGTCACCCACCTTGACACAACTCCTGCATCTGTCGCACAGGGTGATATTGTTATCGGGCACGGCGGGACGCCTTTATGGTCACGGCTTGGTATTGGCGCACCGGCAGAAGTATTGACGGTTGTAGGAGGAGAACCCGCGTGGCAGCCAGCGGGAGGTGGGGGAATTACCTGCACCATTGCGGGGGTTACGGATTGGTACGTTGACCCCGCCGGTAACGATACCACGGGTGATGGTACAATCGGCCTTCCTTGGCTTACCCCCCAACACGCGGTTGACCAACTTCCCGGACTTGTTTGTGGACGTTACATCATCCACCTCAAAAGCGCGGGAACCTACACCGGTGGAGTAACAATCAATGGTAGGGTATTTGCGGGAGGTAGCGGTGGCGGAGCTAATCAAAGCGGGACAGTACAATGGCCCATTAACGACGGAAACTATCCTCCCGCCTACTCGTGGGTAGAAATCCTTGGGGATGACACAGATACTGCCCCCAGTACATACATTATTACCGCAATCAACTCATCAAGTGATGTAGTTTCTATCGCTGGAGGAAATCTTATTTTGCGTGGGTTGACAGTCAAGGGAAACAACAGCGGCTCCGGTCAGTTCGGTGTTCGTGCTGCGAATGCGTTTGTCGGTATGAGTGGAGTGTTGATTACCGCACCCGGCGTGGGGTTTGGGGCTACAGAAGGTTCTACCATCTGGATTGACAACAATGACTTTGTAGACCCATCGTTTACTTCCTCCGTGTTGATTACGAATCTGGCCGCCGGGTCGCCTTACGCTTGGATTCTTGATGACTCACTCCTTACCGATTATCGGTCTGACGGCAATAACACAAGCACCAATGCTATCTTGGGTTACGAAACCGGAACTGGAGGCTCGCTAGTTTGTGGACTCGCCCAATATTCCCGCATATGGTTTCGGGGAACAATCAACTGTGATGTTAACGCAGTCCATAGGGGTATACTCGCCACCCATAGCCAGTTGTCTATCGCCAAAATGACTATAGACGGACACTCGCTGGGAACGAACACCGGAATTGACCTTCAAAGTTCTCAGCTTTCAGGCGCACCGTTTGGGGGAGGGAACTGGACGGTTAAAAATCTCGCTAAGGGTGTTTCTATAGACCCTTATTCTTGGATTGACTCCCTACCGACATTTTCGGGAAACACGGTAAATTGGGTTTATACCTTGACTTCCCCGGCCAGCCCGCTTAACCATTCAACCTATGTTGCCAACGTAACAAAGCTGGCCCAGACATCCGCTATTACTACAACCACCTTACTTCCTGCGGGTGCGGGCATAGGCACCTTCCGCGTGGCGCTTGTGATCAACTGCACGGTGATTGGGGCGGGAGACACTATCACCCCGACCATCACCTACAAGGACGCATCGAACACCACGCAGACCATTACTGCTGCTGCTGCGGACTGTACTGCGCTCGGAGCAGGCAGCATCACTAGCATCAACGCCGTGTTCCGCGCAAACAGCAATATAATCTCCTACGAGACCTCCATCGCCACCACTCCAAACTACGACATCACGGTAACGCTGGAAAGGTTGACGGTAGACTAATGCCCCGTGCACAAGGCATTTGGCGAACCGAATGGAGAACGTGTGATAGGTGCGGTTTCCTCCACCCTATCAACCTCCTCACGAAACAACTAGGGTTAATGGTCTGTAAATGCCACGGATGTCACGACGATCTCATCATGGACCGGAGACCGAAAATGATTGCCGAAATCTTGGGAGGGTCTCAAGAGGGAACGTCAGACCAGGGTCAGATATTTAGCGATCCAGGGGAGGTGATCTTCTGATGGCCACAATCGCTGACAGAGCCCCTTTGGTTGCGTTGGAGTTGGGTAATAGGTCTGACCTATCCGCGGGCAGTCCCTCAAGGATCGATAACTGGTTGTTGCAGTCCTACACCGACCTCGCGTATGACTACCCGTTTGAGGACCTCCAGGATTTCGCGGATCTTTATACAACCACCAACCAGTCATACATGGATTTCGACCCCACCTGGCGCGCAATCAACGGAATCACCGCCTATCGGTTGGATGGCACCCCAATCCCGTTGGACTTTAAAGACATCCGCTACCTGCGGAGGTATAGCGATACCAAAACCAGTATTCCCTCCGTGTGGGCAGACTACAAAAACCAAATCCACTTCCGTCCGGTCTCTAACGGCACTTACAAGTTCACGATTGACGTGTGGTTAAAGCCGTTCATCGAAGCCGTTATTTCAGCTACCATCCTCCACCTCCCCGATGACTGGCTTGAGATAGTCGACATGGGGGCGATCTTGAGAGGTCACCGCAACCTGTTGGAACGTGACAAAGCCCAAGAACTCCAGCAACTGTTGTTTGGCTTTAGCAACCCTACAACAGGTAGAATCACACCCGGTTTGATCCACGCTAAATGGACACGTAGGCAAGCCCAAGCCCCAATGCAAGACTACGGAATGAGACCTAAAATAAGAAGCTACACCAACAGTGTATAACAAAGAAATCATCTCGCAGCCTTGGTCAGGGTGGGTTGATGCCCAGCCTGCAATCACGCTACCCCCCTCTTCGTTCAAACAAATCACCAATTGGATAATCAACAAAGGAAGGATTCAATCCGCGCCGAAAGCAAACGTGTTTGTTGGTCCTCCCAACGGGGAGAACATGTTGGGCGCGAAAACGTTCCTCGACGTCCTCGCTTTCTTCCACACAATCGTGTTGACGAAAGACCAAGCCTACTACCTCTCCAGCCCGAGTGTTTATACTGTTGCTGGTCCTGCTTTCAGCCCCGCTATCGATAGTCCGTTTGCGGTTGACGTAATGCTGAACAAAGTATTCTTCGCAAACGGAGGACAGTTTGTTTCCTACGTCGACGGGGGAGCGGGAGTTACAATTGCGGGAGATGTTCCAGGTTCGTGCTTCTTCCTCGGAAAGCTGGCCGCTCACTTGGTTTTGGCTTACACCGTCGAACCAGACGCGGTTGGTAATCTTCAAGGGTACCCCTCTCGAGTAAGATGGTCAAAAAGCGGTGACCCGTTTTCTTGGTTTGACTTTACCGCAGGGTTTATCGATATCTCAGATGTTGAAGACTCCCTAACAGGTTTCGCCAACCTCGGATTCGCGGGCTTTTTGTTCCGCAGTAACGGCATCACCGTAATGACCCCAACCGGAGTTTCAACCGCCCCTTTCCGGTTCGACAACTTCTCAATCGGACCGTCCGGTATTGGGTGTTACTACCCCTACAGTCTCGCCACCTACGGTAACTTCTGTATGTTCGTTGCTCAAGACGACATTTACTACTTCGACTCTAGCGGCCCCCAAAGGGTGGGTGGAACCGCAAAAAAGTCCATCTTCAAAGACATCTTCACCCGCTCTGGTAGGGTGAACGCCTTTATTGTGGGTTCGCTTGGTAACGGGGTTGACTACCTCTCCTACTGGTTGTGTTTACCTCAAACTAACAACACAACCACTGTAGTCTGGATCTACCACTTTGACGACGGAACTTGGGTAAGGGAAACCTTTCCGTTCGGTCAAATAACGTTTTTGGGTGATTTAGCGACAGCATGAAGTTCAAACACAGACCGTTTTTATTATACTATCAACTTCCTCCAGACGGGGGTGAGGGGGGTGGAGGAGGAGGGGTTGTACCTGTCGAGATTAGTTTAGATAACCCAACTGACTTCGGTCAGGCTGTTGTTGGTACTACTAAATCCATAACAGGCACGTTATATAATCCTAGTGCCTTCCTCGCAGGAGCGACTCTTGCGATTACCGGACCCTCGCCCTTTGCGTTCTCATTAACCCCTCCGACTCTTTTTTCAATGCCTCCTTACAGTTTTACGACGTTTCAGGTAAACTTTACCCCTCCGTCACCTGGGCCGTTTACATCTATACTTAGGCTAACTCAAGGCGTGACCTTTCCTCTCGACACACAACTTATAGGACAAGGAGTGCCTGCGGGAGGTGGGGGAGGAGCTGGGTCTGGCATTATTAGTATCAACCCTCTCGCGCTGAGTTTTTCTTGTACTAAGGTAACAACCTCAAGCGTGGAGATGACGTTTACTATTTGCAATATCGGGGGTGGCCCTTTTGATATAACCTCAATCACGTTGGGGGTGGGAACTGACTTCACCCTCTCTACCACCCCTCAAGCCCTAATGGCGCTTAGGGTGTACCAGGTAAATAGGGTGAGGAGGTTTATCAACCACTACTTCTACCAATCCTCCTTAACTCCCTCTGTAAGGCAGGTGAGTGGGATTAAGAGGTCTTCGTACCCTACCCACTACACCCAAGCAAAGGCTCAATACCCCCTTACCCTCCCTCCGGGAGCTTGCATTACAATCGGGGTCAAGTTTACCCCTACAATCTTGGGTTTATTAAAGGAAATAGTTAACATCCAAACAAACCTGGGAGCTAACCCTTTTACTGTGTCGTTGAGTGGATTAAGTACACTTCTATGCCCAATCGCAATCGTAACTGGGGCGGTAAGGGAACTCATACTTGCCTTCATTACCGGAGCGGGGGTAGTTACTCACAAGGTCTTGAGTTCGGCGAATTTGAACTCTACTGAAGCCAGCACTCTTATTTTCAACGGTGCGGTGTGGAAGCAACCCGGAAGTGAACGCACCATGCAGCGGTTGGAGGTGTTTTATGAGAACTTAGGAGTTGCAACTTTAACCGCCACCCTCACTTGCTTAAGAGCCGTGGTTGGTCCACCCGCAAACCCAGACTTTGTAGACACTGTGGTGAAGACCATAACAATCGGTACTGCTGCCGCGGATGGTTCCGAACGGAGTGAGTTCTTTGATTTTACCGCTAGTGGGGAAATTCTGGAACTCAAAATCACCCGGCCCGCGAATGGAGGTCAGGTTTCAATCATCGGATTCATTCCCCACTTCGCACCGAGGGGAGAGAAGGTGGAGGGTCAGTGATAGTTGGTGGCACACTACCTCCTGATTGGGCGGAGGGTAAAACAAACCAGGGTAGGATTCAACCTCCCCCTAAAGGGATGGTTTCGTCCCCTCCGGAGAAGGTAGCCACTCCCCAAAACCGGATCCTCAACAACGTGTTGTTGGCAGTGAATGGTAATTTGGAGTTTGGGAGCCCAACCAACGGACCAATCAACATCAAAGGAGCATGGGGGGAAACAACCACCCCCGCAATAGCAGACTCCCAGTTTACCGTAACCCATAATTTGGGATACATCCCAACCGGCTGGTTTACGGTGGCAATTGACAAAGCCGGAATCCTATACGCAGGCGCAGTGGAGGTTACCTTATGGACAACGACGCAGTTGGTGTTGAAGTGCTCGGTAGCGAGCGTGAAGGTAAAGGTTTTCGTTATTTAGTTCCGATTGAGGTTGCAAGCGTCACTGGAGACGAAATTGCTCTCCTATGGCAGAAACTCTCTACCCAAGACTACTCGTTTGATGACAACTCAAGGGGGAGGGGAGAACTGTTTGTAGTAGGTCTTACCGAACCTAACAGTCTCCATTTTAGGATTCAGGATTCAGGTTATATCCAAGTAAGGAACGCCTACCAAGGCTCGGATGCCAGCATCCACTTCGCGTTGTGGGATAGGAACTTCCCCTTCTCTCAAGCTAAGGAAGCTGGGGTTGAAGTTCTTACCCATCTGTTTAACGAGGTAAAGGTAAACCGTGTGTCGGGATACATTCCGGTTTACAACGCCCTCGCAAAGAGGTTTGCCACTTTGTTGGGGTTTAAGTTTGAAGGTGAACTACGTAGGTCAATCCTCTACAAAGGCGAATACCACAATATCAGTATTTACGGCCTTTTAAAGGAAGAGTTCACCAGAAGGAGTTAAGATGCCTCCTGCAGCAGTAGCAATTGGGTCGGCAGCTATCGGAGCAGCTGGAAGTATAGGAGGCTCTCTTCTTGGTAAAAAGTCCTCCCAGCCCCAACTTATCAAGATCCCTCCTCCAGCCCCTTTCTTTCCTGAAGCGAACAAAGCGTTGGGAGCGGCTTTACCGGGGGTTTTGTCAAGTGGCGTTGGTGCGCTCGAAAGTGCTGCGTCTGGATCTGTTACTGACGTCAGTAAGTTGTTCGAAGCAATTAGAGCGGAAAGTCAGCGCTCCACCTCCGAAGGAATGGCTTCAATCAGCGAGCAGTTTGGAGCGTCGGGCTTACGGTACGGTTCCGACCTCATGCGCTCACTAACGGATTATAGGTTACAGGCAGGAAAACAACTCACGACTACGTTGGAGGATCTGCTTTACAAATCTACCGAATCCGCGAAAACAAGGCAGTTGCAAGCGGGCTCAGTTTTGTCGGAGTTGGGGTTTCAAGCATCTCAATCCTACTACCCCACAGCTGTGGTAGCGGCTGGAGGACAGTCTCAGAACCCCGTGCAGGCTGGGATAAGTGGTGCATTAGGGATGCTACAACTAGTTGACCTTTTCAAACAGGGTACGTCAACATCAGGTGGTAGCGTTAGTGGCGGTGGCGGAGGTGATAGCGGTGGCGGTTGGAGTGGATGGGATGGCTGATGTCTAGCCCTCTAGGGATTCCTTCGTAAGGAGAACTTATGGCATCTTCAGTTTCAGGAATTGCTGGTGTAGTACCCCGTGGGAACTCTGAGCCTGTAGACTTCATGGGGTTGGCGGAGAAGCTTGTCCAAATGAGGGACGCTAAACAACAGCACGCGGCTACTCAATTAGATATGATGTTGAGAGGGATCCAGGCTGGTTTGCCAATCAGCCCTTCTGCGTTTGAAAAGACCGCGAAGCAGGCTGGCATTCCTTTAATGAAGCCGGAAGAGTTGAAGCAGATGGTGGCTACCGCTCGTCAGGGTTCAATGACTCCTTCCCCCGCTGCGGCTGGGGGACCCGCCCCCGGAGGACAGCCCGCGCAACCAGGTGCGGGAGGGGGTGCTGCTTCCGGTGCTGGCGTCACCGCAATGACTCAAGGCAACAGGGGGGTGGTCGATCAAAAGAGTTACACCCTCAACGGGTGGATTGCGGCAGCCCTCCAAAAAGCACAGTTGAGAGGGGAGACGGAACAGAAGCAGATGGAAATTCTAAACCGCTCCCTCGACCTCAAAAAGCTTGCTTACAGTGGCGATATGCAAGCGATTGGGGCTCTTCAGAAGTTAGGGGAGATTCCGTTTGACATTAAGCTTGAAGAGTGGCAGAATGCTACTCCTGAACAACGGCAGGGGATAATTGACGTGGCTGCGGGTAGAGTAACTGAAGCTGATAAAGAGAAAGAGGCAAAAGATTTCGCCGACACTCTCTTTACTACCGGCAAAATTACCGACATGGCTGATGCAACAAGGGCAGGCCGTGCCCTCGCAATGGGGGGTGATATTCCTCAAGATGTAAGAGCGAGGATGAAACCTTTCACGTTTGCTGAACTTACCAGTCAAGCAACGATGACTACCGATGCGATTGCTGCGGGCGTGCCCCCTAAACAGTTAGGGCAGTTTTTGCAGAAAGCAAACCAGGTAGGGTTTGCGGCGGCCCTTCCTAAAGATATTCGTCCTGTGGTGTTACAACAGTTGGATGTTAGTAAAGCGCATTTAGGGATCGCACAACAGGAGCTAAAACTTCGCCAGGCTGAAATGGTACTTACCGGTGCTAAGTTGGACATGATGGCGAAGAAGGAAGAAGATAAAGCAACAATGGACAACTTTAAATCCATGCTCGATATGGAAAAAATAAAGAAGGGATCCGTTCCTCAACCCGTCCTCGACGCTGCGATGGATGAGGTTGCGAAGAGGTCGGGCCTCCAGCGGCAAGAAATCAAAACCTGGTGGGATTACGCTACCTTCAGCGGCCCTTCAGGCCATGAGTACGTCCCCGGACCTGGGTATAAAGGCCTTACCCCCGGTTCCGCGGGCACACCTCAGGTGGGGAAGGAAAGCCCCATTAGCCGCTTCATTAAACAGAAGGCGGGGCAGGCTGGTCGTCAAATTAAGGGAGTGCTCGAGGGTGAAAGTTCTGAAGACATTAGTGCGAGGGAGGGTCCGCAATAATGGGTTCCTACCAACAGTTAGTTGAGAAGATGTTGGGTGTGAAGTCGGCGGCTCCGGCCGCGACTGAAACTCCCAAGATCAAGCCCTTCAACGAGATCGCAGCCGGCCTTGACCCCATGATGCCGGCTGAAGACTACGACTTCCTCCGGCAAAAGTACTTCGACAACTTTATCAAACCCTTCGTACCAAAGGGGTACTCTCCCCAAACCACGTGGGAGGATTTTAAGAAGAACACGGAACGACCGGGATTGCTTAATAAAGAACACAAAGCCTTAATTCCCATCGGGCTTGGGATGGTGAGCGCGGTCAAGGGAGCGGTTGAGCCCTTCATTAAGATGCAACCCCGCATCCCCGGAAACGAAAAGAAGTTCCTCGAAAACCTCGACAACACCCAGAAGATGTTGACTACCATGGCGAGGAGGGAAGGCATGTCCACCCTCCCCGGACCCATCGGTGAGATGGTGGGTGCTAGCATTCCCCTCATGGCTGCGTTTGAAGGTGCGGAACCGTTAGCGGGAGGGTTGGCTGCTGAGTTCGCTTCCACCGCGAGAGGGATTGAACTCGCTCATAGGTTAACAAGAGGTGGGGTTGCGTTTGCTGCATACGAAGCTGCGTTGGCGGATAACGGTCACCGCACGTTGGCGGGAGTTAAGGGTGCTGCGATCGGTGCAACATTAGAAACCGGATTTAGCCTTCCGGGGTTGTTGAGAGGGAAGGGAGTTAAAGCGGGAGAGGTTGAAAAGGTTATTCAGGACGTTCTAACTGGCAAACAGGCCTCGCCTGAGATCGAACAAACCCTCGCGAAAAAGTTTATGGAGGACGCACAAGTTTCGAAACAAGAAATGCGTCCGATGGGGATTACGAGCGACCCAAAGGTTGGGAGGGGTAAGCTCAACGTTCAGGTTGATATGAAGGGGAGGGTTGTTCCTTTCACCGTCACTAGCGGGAAGGAAGGGCAGGCAGTTTACGACATTAAGAAGTTGGTGGATGAGGGAGGGTCGGTTCAATCGATTTTTTACCACCCTGAGGAAGTTGGCCTGCTCAATCAGTTCCTCAAGTTAACTGAATCCATTAGCTCTCCGAAGTACGAAGCAACCAAGAGGGTGATCACTGCCCCCGGATCCGCGAACCAGGTTGCAGCCGAAATGCAGTTGGAAGGGATTCCTGCAGAACCGATCTCCGACAGCGTGGTTCACGTTCACACGAAACCTGCCCTCGCCCCCAACGAGAGTGTTGTTGCAAAAAGGATTGAGAGTTTGAAGGACGAGAAAGGCTTTACCCTCTCCAAAGGTGCACAAGACCAAATCCGCAGACGCGTAATGGCTTTGTGGGATGTACGAACTCCCGACGTAACAAAAGAACACATTGCGGAGATGATTAAGAGTAATGGGGTGGATGAACTAATTCCTCCGCAGTATGTTAGAGAGAAAGCTCTCCCTCCCCCCACAGCACCAACAGTCGAAGAAGCAAGCGCGTTCAACAAACTTGTGGAACAGTTTGGGAGAGGCGACCCAGAAAAGGTTGACGTTGAACTATTGCGTGAAGTTGGTCACGTTGAAGTCCTCCGTGCAATGGAGGTTGCAGAATCAATCAAGCGAACCGGTGTTAAAGCCCCTGGAGTGATAGAAGAGGCAATTAGGAAGGGGGAGCTTGATATCCAGTCTGCAGCAAAGTCGTTAGATGCGCGGATTGAGAGAGAAGCCTCTCCCGAAGTACCTGGACGTCTTAGCGAGGGTGTATGGATTACCCCCAGAGGAAGTTACTTAAGTGGCAGAACTCACGTTGAGGTTGCACAAAGGTTTTTGGGAAAAGAAAAAGGCATATCCGACTTTTTAGGGATGGGACCAGTTAGAATCGGTGCTGGCCAAGGTGAAGTAGCTGTAACCGCTACTCGTTCCCTTACTCCAGAACAAGTAAAGTCAGTAATAAGGTTTTACGAAAAAGCCTCGAAAGAAAGAGCAGAGTTCTACGGAAGGCCAACTTCGCTCTTTTACGACGTGCCAGGCGGAAGGGGATCAGGTTCTTTGGTAGACTTTATCAAAGCCGCCCAACAAGGTAACAAAGCCTTCGCAGCTCGCTCTCTCACAATCCCCCCCAACGAAAACCGAGTGTGGAGTCCAGGGGGGAAGGTGGACGACTTCAGCCCTCGTAAGGTTACCGAACGCCCTCTTTACTCCTCCCTCAAACTCACCCCCGAGGAGCTTGCGCATATCGAACCTACCGCAGCAGCACTAGTTGAGAGAGGTGGCCGCTACCGCGAAATCCTCGCTCAGTTGGGGTATAACGTTGAAGGGTTACCCGAAATCAACAAACCCTTAATGGTGTATACCAGTATGGAAAAAGGCACTCTCTTCCATGAGGGTTTACACATCAACATCCAAAACGCGATTGGGGAGGAAGCGGAGAGGTTTGGTAGCATTATCAACAAAGAGTTGTTTGAAGAAAACCCCCAAGCCTTCAAGACAGCACAAGAGATCGCTAACGGGCTTGGCATTGTTCCCGCGTATAGTAAGATGGCAAGGAATGGGAGGCTGGAGGAAGCATTTGTTCACGCAGCCCAAGCGGTGAGAGTTGGTGACATGAGTAAGATGGCGGAGTTGATTGCGATTGATACTTCTGCCAAACACATCCTCGAAATGGTTAACGGGGTGTCAGAGAAGTTGTTTGAGGTTGCAGGAAAAACGGATTCTGTCAACTCCCGTATTCTTTCCCGTAAGATGGAAGATCTCATCCGCCGAACAAGCGACAACAGAATTTATGACTTCCAACACGCTTACAAAACCCACATTGGGAATGTTCGGTACAACCCCGAAACCAACACTTGGCTTTATACTGATAGTTTGGGTCGAACCGCGGAAGGCTCACTTGAGGATTATTATACGAGCATGTCAGAACAAACTGGGCTTGACCTCGCCCCCTCCTCAAGCGGGTGGGCAGAAGCAAGGGGTGTGAAAGGTCCGTTTGGTCCTCGTGGAACCGAACCCAACGGCAGCTCCAGTATGAACAATATCACCCCCGACAAGAAGTGGAAGGGTGCGGGGTTGTTGGGGCTTTCAAGCCTCTTCCGAGTAACAGGTCCTTGGGTCTCCTCCGCTCAAAAGATTGTTGATAGGGAGTTGGGAGAGGGCAAGTTTCCTCTGTTCGACAAATGGAAAGCGGCGGACGAAGGCTACAAAGCCTCAATAAGTTGGTCTGACCAGCAGTACGAAACCGCTGCGAACTTGTTTAAGGGGGATCCGAAAAAACTCCAAAGCCTGTTCGAACTCATGACATACGAACCCAAACAATGGGAGCAGGTGGCGAAGGGGTTGAATCTTACTAAGGAAGACCTTACGAAGGGGGTTGAGGTTAGGAAGTGGTTGGAGGACTTCAAAAACTCTACCAACATCCCTGTCTTTAACTACCTGCTTGAAGACTACCCCAAACTCCGTGGCGGCAACTTCAGTACCGAGTTCGCGTATGGTAGGGGTGCAAAAAAGGTTGAGGAAATGTCCTTCTTCCACCGAGCGATTGTTGAAGGCGACCTCCACCCCGAAGACAACCATGTTGGGAGGTTTGCCGACTTCCTTATTAGGGCGGGGCGGGAAAAGAAGTTTACCGGTGCCGCTCTCGACGACCTCAAGAAATCCATTGAGAGTAAGAACCCAGATGGTAGTTACGTTCTTCCTGTCGGCATCCGCAAACCTCTCACCAACTATCATAGTTATATGAAGGGCATTCCCGACATCACCCAACAGGTGATGTTGAAGGCAACGTCCGACTTCAGTCGCATCTTTACCGAGAGGGCGGTACAGCTAAATAAGGGCTTACCCAGTTGGGCGCAACTACCAACCGAGTTCAACTACCCCGGGTCGATGCTAAACAAACTAATGTTGTGGTCGTACGCGAGTGGGATTGGTGGTAGGCCATCCATCCCCATTAGAGACGTGTACCAAGCAGTCTCCAACTCCCTCCCGATTGTAGGGCCTTCACAATTTGCGAGTGGAGCAGCTCGTGCAGCAACAAGAGAAGGAATCGACCTTGTTGAGAAGCACGGGGGGTTCTTAAACAAAATCAACATCGGGATGATGTACCCTGACATCTTCCAAGAAATCCCTGCGGGAGCGAGTCAGGATTGGATTACCAAGTTCTCCAACAAACTGTTGTGGCCCTCAAGGGCTGGACACAACGTCCCTCGCGCAATCACGTTCATCGGGGAGTTTGATAGTGCGATGGAGGCTATTAGTAAACTGCGTGCGGGCTCAATCACCACCGACCAGTTTATTCGTAAGCCCAACACCAACCTCTGGTGGGCGGACAAACCGGCAATGTCGAGGTTGGTAAGGATGGCGTCGGATTCAAGTTTGCCCGCGGATGAAGTGGCGGGGAAGATTGCAAACGAGTTGTTGGATAACACCCTTTGGCCTTACAGGCGTGGTACTCAACCTCTCTTATTGAGGACTGGTGTTGGTCGGATTTTTGGTCAGTACGGTTTATGGCCGTTAAACGAGATGGAGTTCTTGAGGAGGATGGCAACGAAGTTTCCCGAATACCCCAAAGAGACCCTACAGGCGGTTGGAACGTGGACTGCCTCTAACTACGCTGCGGTTGCGAGCTTGGAAGCGTTGGGGGTGGATTCGTATAAGTGGTTCTTCATTAGTCCTGCAGGGTTTGGTGGTTCCCCACACGCCCAGTTTGTTCACGACCTCTTCATTTCAGCCGAAGAAACGGATGAGGGGAGGGCGGCGAGAAGGAGAGTGCTTGAATACCCCGTCCAGTTCCTTCCCACTGGGAATGAGTTAAGGAACGTGATTAAGGCCGTGGATGAAGGCGGACCAATGTTTGATAGTGAAGGTATGCCCACTCCCAACTTCCTAAGGGTATTGGGGTTCAAGCCCCTTAAGGAAAAGCCCGATGAAGACTTCGAACAGTTTGTGTCTCATGAACTAGGCTACGGGGTGCGTCGTGCTCAACATTGAGATCGAAACCATCCCGCACGAGATCCACCGGTATGAAACAGCCGGGGATTGGCAGTATAATCGAACCAACAACCGGCTCCTTATTCGAGTGTCGGATATGGGCAATTGGAAGAGTGAAGCGTTGGTGGCAGTCCACGAGTTGGTTGAAGCCCTCGCGTGTTCCGCGCATGGAGTGAGTCAGGAAGCAGTTGATGCGTTTGACTTCAGCTACAAAGGCAACGGGGAGCCGGGAGGTGATCCAAAAGCCCCGTACCACCGTGAACACGTTTTCGCGGAACGAGTAGAACGGAGTTTGTGCCACGAGATGGGTTTAACGTGGCGTGAACACGATAAGGCTGTAGACGACCTATTCGTCTACGAAGGAGAAACATAATGGGGATGAAGCCTCGCTTAAACGACAGTCCAAAGCCGTTGTGTCACAACCTCGCAACCAACCCTAAGAGTGTCCCTGAACATTCGAACATTCCGGGGACCAACACCACAACAAAGGAAGAAGCGAATAAGGGTATCCCGGGGACGGTAAGTTCACCGAAGCCGTAATGGGAGACTTAAGTCTGCACTTCTCGCGATCCGAACTCGCCTGCCACCACTGTGGGAGGTTGGTACTCGACACCGACCTCCTTCAAGGGCTTGAACTGTTGAGGGAGCTAGCAAACGCCCCTATCATCATCCACGACGCCTACCGATGTGAAGTCCACAACCTCGAAGTGGGTGGCGTTCCCAACTCCGAACACCCAAATGGTAAGGCAGCGGATTTGGAAATCCGAGGAAAGAACCTCAATGAAATGTATCAGTTAGCGGTTCAAGTCCCGGTCTTTGAACAAGGTGGAATTGGGCTCTACGACGGTGGTTTCATCCACGTCGATGTCCGGAAAAAGAAAGCTCGCTGGGCGCGCGTCAAAGGAAAGTACGTTGCAATGGAAGCTCTACTGAGCTAGGAGAATACGCATGAAGTTTCTCTTCTTATCTGGCTACGGGGAGGGGTTAGGAATCGCCCTTCGGTTAAAACAAAACGGCCACAACGTTGCCGCGTGGATTAAGGACAAACAGTCCAAGCGCAATTATGATGGGTTGATTCAGAAGCTCACTAAGTGGGATACCTTCCTTGATAAGGACACGATTGTGGTGTTTGATTCAACAGGGGGAGGTAAAACTGGCGACCGCCTTCGCGCACGTGGCTTTCACGTGTTTGGCGGATCTGTGATTGCAGACCAGTTGGAGATTGATCGTGCGGTAGGGTTTGAATTCCTCCAACAAGCGAAGGTCAAACTCCCTGAGTACGAATCCTTTACCGACTGGGGAGCGGGGAGAGATTTCGCCAAACACTACAAAGGGAGGTTGGTCTTTAAACCCTCCGGTGAGTTGTCTGGTGAAGGTGGGGTGGGCTCCTACGCTGCATTTGACCCCGACGACATGGTAGAGATGTTGGAGTATTACGAAAGCATCTCTCACGTTCAACCGGAATTCATCCTCCAACAGTTTGTGGAGGGGTTACCGATTTCAACCGAGGGGTGGTTCAACGGGGAGGACTTCATCCTGCCCTGGAACCACACCCTCGAACACAAGAGTTTGATGAACGAAGACATTGGACCTTCCGGAGGGTGTTGCGGGAACATTGTTTGGAGGGTTGATGGAACCAACCGTGTGATTGAGGAAGGTCTTAAACGCATGGGGCCGATCTTAAAGGAGTTCGAATATGTTGGCCCTATCGATCTCAATACTATCGTCAATCCTGAAGGAGTGTGGGCACTGGAGTTTACTGCCCGGTTTGGATACGACGCAACCCCTACCTTGTTGGAGTTGTGGCAGGGTGATCCCGGTGAACTTATTGCCTCTGTTGCAAGAGGGGAGCATCCAAAAACAATGTTACTCGAAGACGGGTTTGCAGCCGCGGTAAGGTTAAGTGTGTCACCCTACCCCGCGGAGGAGTTTAAGCCCCAACCCGGCATCCCTGTCCGCGGATTCGAGCGGAGTGATCGTCCTCATCTGTACTTCTACGGAGTGCAGTTGAACGAGAAAAACCAACTGATGACCACGTCAGGGTACGGGCTGGTGGCTGCCCTAACGGGTAAAGGCAAAAGCATTTCGGAAGCATTTGACGGCCCAATCGAACTTGCGGAGAAAGCGAAAGTGCCGGAGAAGCAATACCGGACAGACTTGAAGCAGATCCACATTGAAGACTACAACAAGTTTCTCGAACTAACCCAAGTGGTGGAGGAAGCAGATGGAGCACGACCTGATACACCTAACGTATAACGTTGTCAAAGAAATCGTGTTGTGGTCTTCGCTCCTTAGTATCCTCTTGCCTCCCATCGAGTTTTTTAACGACTACCCCAAGTTCCAAAAAGGGTACACTCTCCTCATCAAAATTGTCAACCGATACGGTGCTCTAAACATAAGGGGTCCTGTTGTAGAATTCCTCAACCAGAAACGCAACGGAGAAAAGGAGAAATAATGAGTGGATGGAAAACGTATTTGGCGGCTGCAGGGTTGCTCGGGCTCGCGATCTATAAGTTCAGTCAGGGAGACACACCAGGGGCAATTCAAACCTTCCTAGCAGCGTTAGCGGCGTTTGGCTTGAGGCACGCGATCTCTACCACATCGGGGACGTAACATGTTCTTCGATCCGTTGGGAGCTATCGCCAGCATTATTGGCACCAAAATGGCGGTAAACCAAGCTGGGAAGATAACAGATAAAGTTCTTGCTGAAACCGATGAGTGGTATAGGTTTGGCATGAGCTTGTTTGGGAGTGCCTTTTGTTCCTTCTTCGGAACCTGGGGCACTCTTACTCCCACCTTGTTTGCCTCTGGAATGAACCTCTGGCCTGCGTTGGTGATGGGGTTTTGTGGAGGGTTAGCCACAATGGCAGCGGTTGTTTATGCTTTATGGGTGAGGTCGCCGTTAACCAAAGGCATGCCGTTGATGGTTCCCACCACTGTACAAACAAAAGCGATTGAGACGGATACGGTTTATACGGAGAAGCCTAAGTAGTCTCGTCGAGGGTGGAGATGATTTCGGAGAAGTCAAGCGAGCGGAACTCTTCATCCTCAACGATTATGTACGTGCCTGCGTGAGGAGCGAAAAAGACTGTTAAGCCTTCCTTTAAGCCCGCATCCCGCAAGAGGGGGTCGGTGCCCAGTGCAACAATCTTCCCGGTTGTGTTTCGAGGGCGGTTGCTTTCTTCGGTGACGAGTTCAAGGCCTGCGCGCTTCCACTTCTCCGTATCGCTGAGGGAGGAAACGATGTCCTTTACGATGATGCGTGCGCCCAAAGGTCTTAAGACTTTCCCCATGAGACTGGCTCCAATCCTTTTATTTTGCAACCTTCTTCCTTCGTGAATGGTTTTTTCTCTTCCACTAAAGGGATGAATTCCACACTACCATCCTCCCCCTTCAGTTGGACGTAACTCTCGTCAAGGATGAACGCGCCCTCGTCACCTTCGAAGAGGGTGGTGGAGTGTTCGATCACCCTAACGACCAAACAGTTCTTCGCGTTGTGTTGGATCGTTTGACCGAGCTTCAACTGGCTCATTTCCCCTCCTATTAAGTTGACGGAACACCGCAAGCCTTCAAATTTGCTTCGATTAGCTGCTTTGCGCCCTTCATGTTAATCTCACGTCCCCTATCAGTAATAGAGATAGGGGCGATATCGTCAAAGTTAACTTCAGATCCTTCCTCATCCCAACGTTTAATGTCATCTTCGTCAGTAAGAGAAAATCCATTCCACCCTCTCCAAACCGGCGCGGAACTATCGATCGAATCACACCCTTCCTTCTCAAGCAAATCCATCTCCGCAATGTTGCCTTTGACCATTCCGAGGGCGTGGACCTTAATGTCGGGGTAGTGCTCCTTCAGGTAGTTACACAAATTGACGCGTGCGAGCGGGTCAGGTGAGATGTCCGTAGAGAGCGCCCTCGGAATGCCAATCCACCCAATCCTCTCGTCTTCAAGCGCGCGGACCATTCCTTCAATAAACTCCACTACCTTCCCTGGTGTTGACTGCGGTACGTACATAAACTGCAATCCCACCCACTCACTATAAAGCCGGTCCAGAAAACCGATTGCAGCAGCATAGGTTTTATCCCACTCCTCCAACAAAAAGTCCGGTAGTACCACCACGTCGGGGGTGTAGAACCTGATTGCGTCCAACAACTGCTCGGGGTTTTGTTTACCTTCGTAAGCGCCGTTGTCGAGAATGATGTGATCACCGTTCCACTTTCGGTCCCGGTAAAACTGTTGGTACGTTGGGTTCGTTACTTGGGGCAAGACCAGGTGGTGTCGGCTCAACCTGGAATACTGGTTCAGTCCGGTCGCTGGTGAGATAATGTTGAAGTTCATGCGCCTTTCCTCCGGTAATGATTCTGCGGTACTTGTAGCATGTAGACCGTGAAGCCCCACTCAACTTAGCGACCAGATTAAGATCGGCAAGGAGAGAGATCCGCTGATCCATGTGAAAAAGCTTCCTCCGCTGGTTGGCCAGATTGTTAGCGCCACCCCTCGATCGCTTCTCAACACCAGCAAGTGAGAGCCTGCGGGCAATAGTAGCGGTACCAGCTCCCAGTCTTCGGGCGATTTCGGAAACACTCATCTCCTCCTCGAGGTAGAAGTCTTCCAGCATGTCCTTCTCGTTTGAATAACCGATTGTGCGAGCTAGTTCATCCCAGTCTTCACTCACATTGGCTCCTCTATAGTCTTATACAAATGTCCAAGATTACCGTGCCACTCTTCAATCCTCCCACCCTCTTTAAGGGTACCAATGATTGCACGAAGTTGTTGGGCGTTCATCCGATACTGCATTCTACGAACGAGGTCGGAATGTTGAACTACCCCTCCAGGCATAGTGCGGATTGCTCTTAGTACGAGATCTTGCTCAGCCCCCATTTGGGTACGGAACATTTGCTTGAGAAGCGAGGGTAGAAACTTTTCCGTCCAATCAAGAATAGCGACGGCACGGTCGAAACACTCACTACACAGATTGAGGTCCCCGTGCTCGGCGATGTGGAAGAGTATAGCAATCCTTTTAGCATGATCCGGTTTACGTTGGAGGTAGGTGGAGAGGAGTTCATGTTCAGGGTCCTTTGTGGCGTCCTTATGCCATTTATACCAATCAAAGTACTTCTTCTTACTTCTTTTGTCGAACGAGATTTCGCCCTCTAGTGAGTGTAAGAAAGCGAGTTCGAACATTATCTTCTCCCTAGCGGTTGGATCACCAGGTTCAGGGATTGGCTCGGACCTAGGAGAGTCGTTCTGCAGTACCAAGATGTTCCGTGCGACAAACCCTCCACCAAACGTATCCTCGGGGGTGTTGGAAACAAACCAGTCGGGAGTTGTACACATGAGGGTGCTGATAGCAACGTTTCGCAAGACCGACTTTCCGCGCATGATTGTCCCACTCTCCCAATGATCAGGACAATCCATGAATCGCGTAATGAGGGGGATAATGCCTTCCATGTACCGTTGACGAGAAAGAAACACGGACATTTCCGGCGCGTAAATCAACCCCGTGGCTTGTTCCCCTTTCATTGCTTCTACTAGTGCTTCCGGTGTTAACTTCTCACTATACACCTTCGTTATCTGGAGCTCCTGAATAATATCCACGATGATATTCGCAGCACTTGTTTTTTTGAGACCTGACGGACCGAGTATAATGACACCCATTGATGGGAAGAGTCGGTAGTAACCCATATCAAACCACACGCGGCGATTGATCGTAGCTGCAAGACCCACAAGCGCACAGAAGAAGTGATAAACCAACGGAGCTTCAGAACGCCGAGTAAATTCAATATAACGCCGGAAGTATCCTTTGGAAGGTAGGAGGCCATCGAACTCGTTTTCGAGATCGAGCAGCGTTCCAACTTCCACCCTTGCAACCTGGTGGGCAACCACTTTAACCAGTTCAGCATTTAACTCCTCCTGCGTGATTCCGAAAGTGATGCAGATCCGCGCACGGATGTCCTGCATATCCACCTTCGACAGTTCTTCCGGAAACCTCCGAACCCAATCAACCACAGGTCCGAACAGTTTGCTCTCACGAGAGAGCGACCTCCCCTCAAGCAGCTGGCGGAAGGTCTGGAGTTGTTCCTGCGGTCGTTTGGGCATATTTTTGAAGAAGAGTACATTGCCCCCAGTTAGGGCCTAGTTTTATGGTTACAGGGATGTGGAACCCTCCCATTTCAGGGATGGGGGATTCCATGGTTGCTTTCATGAATTGGGCAACCTCCACCGCGTTTGATTTGTGAGCGTTTACTTGAACGGAATCATGGACGCTAAAGAGAGTTCGAGTGCGGGGTCCAAACCTCGTTAGGTCTTTGAACGGGAGGAGTGCTTTACTGATGAGGATATCGACAGCCGTGCTTTGCCCCGGGAACGCAAGGATCTCGTTCCTGAGGGAGCGAGGATTTGGGAAGCGACGTAGTCTGCCAAACACTGTTTGTAGGTACCCTTGCTTGGACGCTTTGTACATAAGATCCGCATGGAAGATGGAAATCTGAGGGTAGCGGTGATGGAATGAGTTGTGGATTTCTTTGGCTTTAGAACGAGTAATAGGGAGTCCTTGATCCTCCGGATTTGGTACTCCCCTTCCGTAAATAAAACCAAGCGGCCAAGACTTCGCAATAAGGAGTTTGTATGGGGCGACGTCAGGATAAGCGTTCTCTTTGGTCCGCGGCTTGGCTTCGATAAAGAACGGTTCTTCAAAGATGTCTTCGTAGAACGCGCCATAAACGTAATCCCCGCTTTCTTTAACCTCCAACAGGTTTTTGTCCTTACTATACCACGCGTAGCACCAGAGTTCAATCTGGCTAAAGTCAGCAGAGATAATAACATCTTCCTCCGGATTGTCCGGGCAGATGATGTTGCGAGGGTATACGGATCCGTTAGCAACATCCAACTCCTCGGGGATAGTTTGAACGTTCGCTCCAACACTTTGGATCCTTCCACCCACCTGACCGTGTAGCTTAAACCGCGCGTGGATTTTGCCATCTTCATCCGCCATTTCGTAGAAGTCCCTTGCGTGTTTTAGTCCGCGCATCATTTGAACCAACAGAGCAGTTTGGCTTTTGTACTTCTTTACGTACATTTCGAGTACGTCGTCGTCTACAGAGGGGGTGGGAGGACCCTGCAATCGCTTTTTCTTCTGAATTGGTAATCCCTGAGCGGAAAACAACCCCAACAGTTGTTTTGGTGAGGACCACGACACAAGAGGGATGTTTTCCGCCCACCACTTATCGTACGCGTTCAGTGCCATCGTGAGAGTGAGAATTTGCCGGTTGGCTTCCTCCTGGTCGGTGTTGATGCCCTTCACCCTCCAATCATCCACCACCCAAATGAGCGGCATCATGTGGTTCCAGAACAAACTCTCCATGCCGTAGTTGCGGAGCATTTGAAGGCTCTGCTGACCCGCCCACAACACCCCATATGTATCTCTCGCGTTATACACATCAGGTTCGATCTTACGGAGGTTTTTGTAGTAAGGGAGGTCAGTAAAGATTGAAAGACAGGTCGCTAAATCCTTCGTCCGTAAGTGGGGCCACAACAAATGAAGGGACAACATTGCATCTGCCAACTTCAACCCGGCCAAACTATATCTTTTACGTAAATGGTAAAAATCAAACCCTCCGTTGTACGCCCAACAGACAACCTTCCTTTCATTTGGACCTTCAAGGAGAGGTCGTAGGAGGTCAAATTGATCTGGTCGCACCCCGATAGCTTCTCCAATATCACAAGACAACCCAACAAGTTCGATTGGAGTTTGCGTAAGAGGGTCCAGGTCGTCTTCGTCAACGGCTGTTTCAGGAGTCTCAATATCAAGTCCGCATTCTCCTTTTGTTCTACACCGGTCGACGTACTCTTGTACCTCGTGATCAGTCGGATTGAAATTGAGACGTTCCTCAGGGATAGTGGCTTCTCCTTCACTAAACCTTCTGGCTCTGAGGAGGTCGACTTCGAAGAGGGGAGATTCGTTAAAACCGGTACGCATGACAAAGGAGGGGTGAACAGCAGGGATGACAACCCTACCGTCGCCCAGTGGGAAGGGACATCCTCGCAGCCAAGATTCACGATGCTTTTCTGCGGATTTGCGATTATGGACAATTGAGAGCGTTTTGCCGGTAAGGGCATGGAAAGCCTCTTGACCTAATGTTAGAATCGTTTTAGCGTGAGGGAGAGTTGCCAACTCTTTTTCAAGGAGCGGCCTACATTGAGTGATGGCTTGTTGCGGAGGCGGAGTGCCTGGTGGAGTGAAACACTTAACAATGTTAGACACAAAATTAGCCCCACGAGAAATGCCCACATTTCCAAGGGCACGATCCAGAACCTTTCCGGAGGCACCAACGAAAGGGATTCCATCTCTCCACTCCTGTTCTCCGGGGTTTTGTCCCAGGATTATTAGTTTCGCGGATGGGTGTCCCGTCCCCCAGACAGGGCCTGGAGCGTTATACAGCGGACACCCTAAACACGATTCCGGTTTCACTTTTTCTCCATTTTGCGCAGTACCGAACTAAATCCGAGACAAACCCATCCGTTCAAAACGAGTATCCATCCCTCCGGCCCTGTGTGAAAGAAAGCTAACACAAAACAAAGAACTGCGGATATTTCAAACACTATGGTCATTCCCACTCCGCGATGTACGTAAGGTTTCGATGTTGGTTGTTAAAATCCATCCCAAACCCTACAACAAACCCACAATCAGGGGGTAGGGTTAAGCCAGTGTAAAACTCCTTGTGTTCCCCCCTCTGCACGAGAAAACACCCATTGATAGAAGATGGTTGGTTGTGTTTAAGGTTTGCTTCAATGTTCGCGTAAGTTACACCTTCATCAATAATATCATCCACGACGAGTACGTCTTGCCCTTGGATTGCTTCCAAGTTCATTATAGCCTTCATCACGCTATAGGGGGAAGGCTTGGCATCTTTGTACCGTGTGAACTTAACAAACCTTACGGTGAACGGGAAGTTCAGGCGCGGGAGGAGACAATCAAAGAAAGGTAAACACCCATCCAACACTCCTATAATGAGTGCTTTCTCGTAGTCTTGGTTGAGCCGGAATGAAAGGCTAGAGATTGCGTTTTTGATTTGTTCCTCATGAAAAACAATCTTCCCTATCGGCATAAAGAAAAGAACCTTTCTGCAAGCACGGTGTCTTCAAACACGCCGGACAAGCGGTAGGTAAAGAGTTCGGCTTCGCTTCTTACTCCACGCATCTCCATACAACCATGGCGACCTTGGATGAGGCAAGCTGCCCCCTGCGTGTCGGGGCAGACTTCAGCCAGCTTCTTTACTACATCCCGTGTGAACTTCTCCTGCAAGAGCGGACCGTTGTTGCATTCGTCTAACAACCTTGCAAGTTTCGAAAGCCCTAACACCTTCCCGTTTGGAACGTAAGCAAGTGAAACGTAGAACTTTACGGGAAACATGTGGTGGGGGCACAGTGAGAACAGTTTGTGGTGTTTGAGGAGGATGAAGTCAGTGTAGTCTTCGGTAAACGTGGCCCACTCAATATCGTCCGGTTCGAACATCTCAATCAACGCCCTCGCATACCGTTCGGGGGTTTCGAGGTAGTTACGGTCGGTTAAGTCCACACCCAACCCTCGAAGGATCTCTGTCATCCCTCTTTCAATCCTATGTGCGTTCAAGCTCATTTTCCTTCTCCTTAACATAGCGGTTTAAGTACCAAAGGGCTTTCTGCAAGTCCTTGAGTTCACTCCCTTTGTGGGGTGCTCGGCAGATATACTTAACCGCGTTGCCAAGGTGAAACCCTAGGTTTTGGTCTTCGATAAAATCAATTACTTCGATCTTGCCCACGTTGTAGTGGGATGGGTGGTGAACGTCAGTTGATGAACTTGCTGATGTCGATTTGGGCATCGTCCTTCTCCTCACTCTCGGGAGCCTTCACCATCTTCTGTTTGAACTCATGCCAGAATGCGAGGGCTTCTGCCTTCGGGTTGGGGTAGGATTTCTCGTGGTAGTGGCGTGTAGTAATAAGACCACTTCCGTTATCACGCACCCCAACGTCGTAGCAAAGATGACCAGCAACGTAGTGATGACCGTAGTAGAGCCAGTACTTACCAGACCAGGAAGTGCACTTATCAAGGACAACACACTTGGGTTTACGGAAGTCAAGAAGCGTCATCGCATTCCTAATAGCTTGTGAGCTTGAAAACTCATCTTCCACCCCGGAAACCGTTTGAGCCAGAACATACACCGTTCCACGTTAGTTTGGTCAACCTCCACCAGGTAGTTAACGGGGCACAAGAAAACGTTCGGATGTTGAAGTACCACAGGGGGTAAATTATCTGGATGGAATTTTGCATCCACGAGTATCTTAATCTCATCCGCAAGCTCCAGCATCTCATCCAAAAAACCAAACTTGGGAGCAACAGTAACCCACACGTTAAACACGCGAAGATCAGCAACGATAGTTCCCGAGGTTTCAAGGTGTACCACCTTACCCGCGTTGCGGCATTTGGTAAAGAAGTTGGTCCTGCAAAACTGTTTGAGGTGGATGAGGGGTTCACCACCCGTAAGGCAAATGTGGTTTTCCCAGGTGTCGTTTAACAGTTCTTCGACTGTGGCTTCCGAATACTTCGCGAAGTCGGTGTCACACCAGAAGTTTCTGCCGTCGTATGTTTGGCAGGCCCAAGCAGGTTTCCCGGATCCGAGGATTGGGAACGCTTCAGTCCCCTGTGCGCTTGTTCTCAACATTGTGCTTGCAGGTTTGCCGACCGAGCACCCTGCCAACCTTACAAAGTGCATGGGGGTACCGACGAAGGTGCCCTCCCCCTGGATGGAGTGGAACGTTTCAGCTATTGGGAATTTGTCGTTCATTCCATAGTCTCACTACTACGTCTTCAAGAAACTCCATCGAGATGTTCACTCCGCCTACTACTACACTTCTGGTATCAAACACTACTTTGAGACCTCCCAGCCAAGTGAAATCTCTCATGTAGTTAACTCCGAAGATTAGTCTCTTCCCAGTAAGGATGTTTTTACTTCGACGTCTAAAGTAAAAGAACAACCGCCAGAGACGGATAATTATTCTAGGTTGACTACCCCAGCTCCAATCCCAGTTAATACCGTTAAGGCTTACTTCACCTTCACCAACTTGTTGAACAAAAGGTATCTTCATCTATCACACCAATGCACCGTTAGCGTCCCTTCCTCCAACCTAATTTCTGCTGTGGTTTTGCGGGAAATGTAAACCGCAAGCTCGGTATTGCACTTCTTACACCTCGTGTTGAACTTAAACACAAACGCCATGTCCGCCAACTGTTGCTCGGTGTAGTGGGAAGTTTGGAAGGTCATTGTTGGGCGTTACTACAAGTCAACAAAGGGAACCTACGTGCTCCGTGTTCGTCTGAGAGAGCTTTTTGCTTCTTCATTTTGCCGTGGTAGCTCTTATGGCAGGAGGAATGACAGAGATTTATAAACCGGTTGTCCTTCCGGTCGAA